TTAAAAGAAATAGGTCACCAAGTTTATTAGTGGACTGAAGAAATCATTTATTTTATCTTGTTTTTCACTATCCAATTGAAGGTAAAATGAAACCCCAGCAATAACAGTTGCAAATATTGAAATCACTACAGTAGTTACGGTGAGGGAGATTGAAATTTTTCTCAATGAATTATTGGTTTTTATCTCCAACAACTTAGAAGTATCGTCAATTATTTTGGCAAAGTTTAGTGAGTGGTCATATGTTTTATCAACTAATTCACTCGTATTATCAACAATAAGTTCAGTTTCAGTCTCGCCATTTGAAATCCTTGGTCTTGAAGGTTCAAATTCGGTCATTTCTAAAAGTCTTTCCTTTACTCTTTCAAAGTAATTTTCTCCAATTTCATTTTTAAATCTTTTGAGGAGTTGAATATCCCGCTCCAAATCAAGCCTTATTTTTATTAATTTTTTATATTTAGGGTTCTCCTTTTTAATGGAAGAAAATGTATTGCTTTGTTGAATTGAAACTTTCTTTCCTGTTTCCAAAGCATACTCTCGCATTACCATTATAGGAAGCATTTTCTTAGTAAATTCTTCTAACATATGAACTATTTGAAAATCTAATGAGTAATACATATGCATTCTACTAATAAAAGAATTACACGTTACCTTTAATGTACTATCAATACTACGATCCACCCTGTTACCTGAAAACAAATTCCAGCACCCATCTTTGGATATATCATACAGGAAATCATCTAATCCAACCGAATGCCAAAATCTACTCATCTTTTCTTCTTCTGTAGGCTTATATATACAAGAAGGCTGATCTAATTTGTAAACTTCGATTCCCGGAGGTATCAAATTATTTTTTGTAAAGTACAAATCAAAATACTTACTGATCTTATTCATTGTTCTCCATTTCAGTTCCAACATTTGATCTTCAAGCATTTGATTCTTTACAATCTCAGACGGAATTTCTTGACCTCCCCAAAACTTAAAAGGTTTCTTCAAAAAAGAGTTGAATGTCCTTCTATCATCTATATCCCTCTCAATTAATGTCTTATGTTCGTGTAAAAATTTATCTGAAGGAGATATAACAAATTGTAATATTATTGAAGATGAAGACAAGTGTGTTCCATGAATATGTACGCTTTTCACAAAATCAGACAGTGTGTCTTCTTCTCCAAATTCAATATAACCAAAATCACTCCATCGTCCACCGTGAATACTTTGTTTTACTGCATTACAAAATTCATTCAATCTACCAACCTGCCCATATTGGTGACTCATTGGATACTTCTTCATTAGTTTCTTAAGCCCTTTGTTCAATTCATCTACATTTTCAATAGGAATATATTCAGCTACATATAGTGAAAGCAAATCCAACTCAACACCAATTGGGTTAGTGCTTGCCCACTTCCTCGTTCCCCACCCGTCAACAATACTTCTTGCCCAACCTAACGCCTTAGGGATATATTTGGATTTTGTATTCCCATTTTCATCAATTTCAATTTTTTCAATATAGGGCAAAATAAAGTTAGTGAATTTTATATCAAACTTTTCTTTAATACTTAATCTTTTACGAGTATGTGGGTTTTTTATATCAAGCATTCTATTCCCCCAAATTCTTCCTTTGTTGAAATTGTATCTTATTACCTAGGTTCTTGCCACAAAAAAAAAAATGACTCCAAATAAATGGAGTCTTGGTATTAATTTAAAAACATTTTCAAATGTTTATCGAATACAAGGGTGTCTTCTACAACCTTATATTGTGACGTGAACCATTGCCCATTCACGTGAAAAACTTTGAGAATCACCTTTTTATCTGTGGCTTTCATCACAATAAAATCCCGTACTTCTTCGTGTTTCATTATATCTTGTTGCAATGCTTGTTTTACCTTTGATTTCTTCATGCTTCACTCCACTCCTTTTTAAAATAAAGAGAGCCACATTGTGACTCCCCTGTTATTTACCTTCCTCCCCATCGGTTTGTTCGTTTTTGCTTGGCAAGCAATTTCCTAGCAATGCGGTCAATATCTGCTTCCTCACGTACAACAAACGCTCCTTCTGCAAAGTGAAAGTTCTGCTCAACCTTGCCTTCACCCTGTTCCTTCATAGACTCCATGTTGTCAGCAACCGCACTTGCAAATGGTTTCATATAACGCTTGTGTTGGATTGGAAGGACGGCTTCCGCTCCAGCTTCACCAACACCTTGACCACCACCAAGAACAGACGCACCGTTGAAAATGGCTCCCTTTGCGTTCCAATTCACATTGAAGTCAGGGTAAGGAATTCCCATGATTCCCTTCTTCTTAGTTACGCTAATACTCGGTAATTTTGGCTTAGGAATCTTGATCTTCATGAGATTAAAGGCATTTTTGATCTTGTCGATAATCCCCAACACTGTCTTTTTAGCAGATTCAATTGGTGAGGTGATTGCTTTCTTAATACCGTTCCACACGGTTGAAGCCGTGGATTTGATACCATTGAAGATAGTCCTAATAGTTGATTTCATTGTGTTAAACGTTGTCTTGATACCATTCCACAAGGAACTTGCAACTTTTGTGACCGTGCTTTTTATTCCATTCCAAACACTTGAAGCGGTTGACTTAATGCCATTGAAGATATTGGATACACCGGACTTCATGGAGTTGAAAATTCCTTTTGTTGTATTCCACAAGGCTTTAATGGAATTAATGACACCATTTTTCAGTTTAGAGACAATGACTTTAATCAATGCCCACATATTATCCATGAGAGAAACAACTTTGTCTTTCCCGTAACTGAAAGCAAGCCTGATTGAATCCCATTTTCCTTTAATAAGTTTTACAATTGTTTTGACAAAGTTGACTACAAGTTTTCGGATTGCTCCCACAAAACTCAAGTTCATGAGGTTCCAAACAAACTTGATTGCTCCTCCAAACAATTGTTTAATACCTTCCCACATTTTTGAAAAGTCACCTGTGAAAAGACCTGCAAATGTTTTTATGAGTCCCATGATTATATTGAGTGCCCCGTCAATTACGCCTTTGATTGAATTCCAAATATATTTAACAATAGCCAATGTTGCCTTCAAAGCAATGTTCACAATTGGAGAGATAGCGTTCCAAACATTCTTTATTGCTTGGAGGATACTTTCACCGTTCTCCTTCCAAAATTGCTTTATTTGAGCAAGTTTTTCACGTAAGAACGTGACAATTGTGTTTATTGCTTGAACAATCAATTCTTTCGCTTGTGTGAATGTTCTGTTTACAATCTCCCTGAATGGTTCAATCTTTGCATAAGCAATTGCTAAACCTGCGACAAGTAAAGCGATACCTGCAACAATTGCTAATACAGGAGCACTCACCATTCCAAACACTGTAACCAATGCTCCTACACCTTGAGCAATAAAACCAATGAACATTAATAATGGAGGTAACATTGCGGTTAGTCCTGCAAGAATAGTTATTGCAGTCTTTGTTGAGGGGGATAATGCGTTGAATTTGTTTGTGAGGGAAGTGATTCCGTCTGTAATCTTGCGTATGGCAGGAGTCAATACGTCTGAAATAGATATTGCAGACTCGCTCAATGCGCTTCCTAATTTCTTGAAGGCTCCATGAGCATTGTCGCTCATGACTTTTGCCATTTCACTGGTTTGACCTTTTGATTTCTTTAACTCTCCCGTGTAATTACTCATTTTCTCTGAACCCTGATCAAGTAGTACCTGCCATCCCGACATAGCTTCTTGACCAAACATTGTTGCAAGAGTCTGTGCCTTTTGCTTATCGGTCATGCCTTTGGTTCCCTGTTCAATACTCTTGAGAACTTCAGGCATTGATTTCATATTGCCTTGTGCGTCAAAAACACTGATACTTAACTTATCCATAAGTGACCTTGCTTCTTTACTTGGATTTGCTAACTTGGTTAGTCCACCACGTAAGGCAGTTCCAGCTTGTGAGCCTTGAATACCAGCGTCAGACATTTTACCAATAGCTGAAGCCGTTTCCTCAATGCTCCAACCCATACCTGAAGCAACGGGAGCAACATACTTCATTGCGTCCCCTAACTGGCTCATGTCTGTGTTTGCCGTAGCCGTTGTTTTAGCAAGCACGTCTGCCATTTTTCCTGCCTTGTTTGCTTCAATGCCAAATCCACTCATAATATTTGAAGCAATATCTGCCGTTGTAGCTAGGTCAGTGTTACTTGCAGTTGCAAGGTTCAATACACTAGGAAGACCACTCATGATCTCCTGTGTGCTCCAACCTGCTCTCCCCAACATCTCCATACCTGTACTTGCCTCCTTTGCAGAAAACATTGTGGTTGATCCTAAATCCCTTGCAAGAGACCTCATGGAATCGAACTCTTTTCCAGTTGCTCCCGTGACCGCTGCCACATTAGACATTTGTTTGTCAAATGTCGCTCCTATGGTTACGGCAGTAACACCAATCCCCATAAGTGGAGCAGTAATTGAAGCAGTCATGGCTTTTCCTGCACTAGACATTGACTTTCCCATTTTGCCAAAGGTTTTTCCGGCACCTTGTATGTCCTTGTCAACTTTTTTCATTCCACGGGTAAAGTCTGATATATCAGCGCCAACAGACACCATTAATTCCGATAAACTCGCCATTGTTTCCACCTTCCTTTTTATTTAATACAAAAAAAAGAGTCCTCATAATTGAAGGACTCGTTCATAATTATCTCGACAGTATCTTAAAAACTTTTCTGTAGTTCCTTGCTTACACTTGATATATTGAGGAATCATGGAAACAAAATAACCCATTTCGTAATATTGAAATGCTCTTGAGCACACATACCGAAACAAATAGTCATCTGAACGTATCCACTTGTTTGTTATATCTTCCTCAATTTTTTCAGCTTCCTTGAACTCTTTCTTCAGGTCTTCTGCAAGTTCTCCAACCGTCACTCCTTCTAACTCCTCATACGTCCTATACAAAATGGCTCTTTGATTCATATTGTCATTAAGATCGAATGAGTAAAGGTCATTGTTATCACGATCAATAAATTGAATGTCAATCGTGTAACTATTTTTGGGGTTATTTACGGACTTAAACAATTCAATCTCCAAGGTATGAAACGTGCAATCCAAAACAAGAAGATTTTTATTTTTAATGAGAATCACTCTCCATGACTTCAATCCTTACTTGTGCACTCCAAGGGTTCTTGTTACGGAATTTGAATGAGAAACACTTCTTTATTTGAACGGGTTCCCTGAACACAAGCGTTTGCCTTGAAGCGTTCATATTACTGAAATATTGCTTGTCAATGAATAAGGTGTGACTCTGAGTCGTACAAGATTCATCCACAATTCTCATAGATTCAGCCTTACATGGTGAATCAAGTTCAAACACGTGAATATCGTCCGAAAATGGTTCAACCGTGGTCATGAAATGTCTCATTGGTAACTCCTTTGCATGATTTTATCCAATAAAAAAGAGTCAACCGCTTCATTTCGGGATTGACTCGACACGATCAGTAACAACAGGCAAATTACTGGTAACATTTGAGATTCACTCCTTTATTTATTCTAATGAATCAATGTCCATATCAATAATCTCTTTACGTTTTGCTTCAACGTCATAAGTTTCTTCTTGCTTAACAGTAAGTTCATGTTGTTCCTTGAACATACCCCTTGATTTTAAGATCATCTCAGCGACCTTGACTTTGTTACCCTCCGAATGAGAGGTTTTCAAAATAGAACGTAACTCCCTCACGGTATCCTGAAACAATTCAGCAAACAATTGTTCGTTAATGTGTTCAATAAATCGTTTTGCTTCAGGTTTCTTGGTTATCTTGTAAAGTCGACTCCTCTGAAGACCAAACTGTTCAGCGATTTCTTGGTTAGTCATCCCTGTCATGTCTTTCACAGTGTGAAGTAAACAAATCATGCGGTCTCTATGGGAGAGGTCAAATTGGGGAGAAGTGAGGTCTATATTTTCATATTGCTCAAGTTGTTCGTGGATTTCATAGAGTTCGGGTAACGTATCATCATGTTTAAATGGCTTCGTATATTGCACTATTCTTACCCTCCCACGTTGTCAGGATTACCGTGGTCATCATCCTTGCCTTCTTCTTCTGCAATCTTCCGCTTTAGGAACCCGATTCTCATTTGAAGCATGGCACTCAAAGGCTCCCCGTCTTCTTCCATTTTAAGAAGTTGTTTGTCTTCATCATCCAGTACAGTTTTTTCTTCCTCATATTCATATTGAACAGGCTTACCTTCGTTTTGTTTTACGTCCTCTCCATAACCTTCCGAGAGTAACTCATAAATTGATTTCATTGTTTATTTCTCCTTTCTTTTGATCTCACGGTAACGTTTTTGAGCCGTTTTTTGATCGGCTTCAATTTCACCAAATTCTTTATAAAGTAGAAAACCAAAATCTTGTTGACGTGAGAACAGTTCCATATAGTCATCCCCACTCACAAAATAACCGGGTAAATCTTTACGTCCATATCCCGTATCAAGGAGATAGCGTCCACTCTTTTCTTTGTATTCACTGGCACCCACTGATTTGGCATTGCCGTGTTGTAGAATGAATTCGTTGAAATCCTCCAATTGTCGGTCAACATGGCTCCGTGCTTGATAGATTTTTTGCTCAAGTTCCACAAGATAATCAAATTTCATTTTCAAAATATCCCTCTCCTTTTTCTCCATGTATTCACGTGATTTATTCATCTGCTCACGTCTTAGTTGAACCGCTTCTTGAAGGGACTCCTGAATAAACTGTGCCTTCTCACTTTCCAGTTCATCAATCACCTCTTGCAATGATTTCACGTCACTCCACAAAGATGATTCCTCTTGGTTTATATTGCTTATTTCAGTCCTGTTTTTAGCGAAGTCTTTTCTAGTTAGATCATAGCGTTCTCGTCTTTTCTCTTGAGCCTTAGACTTTGTCATGTTTTTCTGATTGCTTAGATCAAAAATTGTATTTTCCAAATGCTCTATTTTCTCAACTATTTCAGTCATTCTTGATTTTTGTTTCATTTTGAATCTCCTTTTCCATAAATTCTTTTGTCAGTAATGCAACTTGACGTTTTTCTTCAGAATCGCGAGCTTGCCAATATAATTTCATTAGTGTATAAAGCATTTTCACAATATCCCTCTCCTTTTTGCGATCTCCAGAATGTCCTCAAGGTCTAAATATAGTCGTTCCAATGTTTCCTTCACTGTTTCATCCAGTCTTTTACTTACTGCATATTGGTGTTTACTATTCACTTCTTCAGTACGAGACACGTGAGCCACTGAAATGCCAAGTAGTTCTGCAAAGTCAGGTTGCGTAAACGATAATACAAGACGAATAGCCTTAAATTCTGCCTTGGTCAGCTTTCTTTCCACTGTTTTTCCAACTCCTTTAAATGATGATGAATGTATGTGATTTCACCTACATTGTGGTCAAAATAAAGAAGCCCTCCATAAAGGAAGACCTCTTGCCTGTTTCTTCACTTTTGTATAAGGAGTGAAGTTCCTCTACACTTATAGGTTACTGCCTTATCTCTTTTACAACTGTCACAATATAACCTACAAATTGTTATTCTTAATAAGAAAACCTATCAAGAATTCGTTTCACGGAATCAATTTCTTTGTTGGTATATGGCTTTTGGAGAACAACAAGTTCACCATCTTTTTTCACATATACGTTACTTTCTTCAATGCCATATTCGTGCAAACTTTCACGTGTTTTCTCTGTCCACTGACTTTGAGGATATTCGTCCATAACCTCACCAACAATGTCCTCATAAGTTCCATTGGAGACTCCGTATGAGTCAACTTCTTTTCTCCACTGTTCCATCCTCATTTCATATATTTCCATTTCGTGTTGATTGTTTGGTTTTTGGGGTTTGTTCATTTAAACCACTTCTCCTTTTTTAACTTTTTTATAAAAATCTGCTTGTTCTCTGATCGTAGTATTCAAACGTTTGGCTTCTCCTTTTAACCAAGGCAAAATAGCCTCTGCTTCTTCTAAGGGAATATCAATATAATCTGCTAGTTGAAGACCATTTTTAATATCTGTGACCCTTGCCGTAATTCTATCCAGCGCTTTTTCGGTCTTCTCTGCATTTTCATTTTCTTCTTTTGAAGGTTCTTTCTGTTTATCGGAATGAGCCTTCTTTTTTTCTTGTTTTTGTTTGTATTCTTTCAAGGCAACGTCTTCGTAAAAAGCGCCACCGTTTTTGGGGTCTCTCAACAATGCTCTCTTTTCGGGTATTTTACTGCCTTTTGAGGACTCTTGAGGGGTATTGGGCTTGGGGAGTTTTTCTTGTGGTTCTGTGTGGCTCTCTGCAAGTCTCACACAATGTTGAGGGTGTTCATAATTCCATTCTTGAATTCCAAAATATTGAGGGTTCAGATAATATTGATTATCCGCTTGTTTACCTCTTTCAACGTAACTTCCAGAATCCTTTTCCAAGGCTCCAAGTTCCTCAAGACGTTTCACAATCCTTTGTACAGTTCCATTCGTGGTTCCAGTCAATGTTCGAATTTTTGAGAAGGACAAGCGACAAGTTTTATTGTGCTTTTGGTGTCGGTAAATAAAGGAGAACATTGCAAACTCCTCCACATTCGCTTTTTCAAGAACCTCCCTTGGTAAAATGTCATAGTGTTGTGATTTATCAATGTGGAAAGTCAACTTGAAAACTCGCTTGGAAAATTCCTCAATGTCGATCAACCCTTTTTCTTGTAATGTCACCAAGGCATTATCAATATGCTTTCTATTCTTGTAAATGTCCTTCACAATGGGAACCAATTCACCAAGAACCTCAATTGAAGTCGTGTATTCCCCGTGATAATTCATGTGCTCCAGCAAATACACCAATACATATAATTCTGTTTCATTTAAGCGGTCAGGGTTTGAAGGTTCAACCCAATGTTGTTCAATTCGTACCGTTTTCCCCATTTCAATGAATTCTCCTTTTTAGACTAGTTTTGAAAATGCTTTTTCATTTCTCTCCACAAACTTTTTAACGTCCGTCAACTCTTGAAACATGAGATTTAATTTTCTTTGTAGGTTATCCGTGAAATCTCTTTCACCTTGCATAACCATGCTAATATAACTCATGGTGTATCCCGTTCTCCTTGCAACGTCCGTCTTTTTCAACTCAAATTCATTCATTAAAATTTGCAACTTCTCCACATTAAATTGAATCATGTAAAAATCTCCTTTTGTGTTAGATTTAATTACACTATCTCCCCAAATAAAAAGAACACGGAAAATCCGTGCTCCAAACACATGGGGAAATGTGTACGTTTATTCCTTCTCATACTAATAGGTGGCTGGTTGAGTAGTTTAACAACCTTTCACAAAATGAGCGGTGCGGAACCCTATAATAATCTTTATTCAAGATTCCACAAGTAATTATTTATTTAAGTGATTCCACAAAAGTATTTATTCAATGCTCCGCAATTCTTTGCAAGTTCTTTATTCCAGTTATTCCACAAGGTATTTATTCAATGATCTGCGAATCTTCAATTTCTTTATTCAGTTACTTATTTATTTTTGTGGAAATTATTTTTATTAATTAAATTAAACTTTGTGGATTCTTCTGTCTAAGTATTATTTTAAGTCTAAAAATTATTAAAGAGTCTAAAACATTATTCTCTTGATAAATTCGCTCAAAAAATTAGCCAAATTCTCACACCTATGATAAATTAGCTAAAATTTTGTCAATTTTTATCATACCTATGATAATTCAGCAAATATTTTCACCTTTTTTATCATAGTTACTTTTGCGACTCCACACCCGATTACCCAAGTTGGTCAACTCACCACACACGGTTCCCCAAAAAATACCCTGTGGTATTCAATTCACAAGGTATTTATTCATTTGCTCATTGTGGAATAATTGAGTTGCTTTGCAACTCGCAATCTTCGATTGCCATTCTTTTGACTTTGAACTTGTTCTTTTAATGTTTTTATCTTTCTTAACAGTTTTCATATCCACTTGTGACAATTGTGTGCTTCTCAATTCCTGCAATGTAAAATCCACTTGAAATTATACTGTGTATTTTTTAGACAGGAGTTGCAGTGGTTCAGGTACCCCCGTCCCCCGTTGGTGGGGTGTCAAGTTATTTTACTTAACATTGATTAATCCTTTGTATAGCCATGAGAGTAAAATATAGCCTCACTGAATAGCTTTGTAGTGTTTCGAGTGATATACCATTCATTGAATACTTGAGTCTTATTTGAGCCATTTATGAGCGAATGAGGAAATTCAGTCTCAATAACTTGTGATCAATTACTTCAAAGTAACACAATAGATAGAGTGTTACATTCACATGTTATAATATCAATGTTTTCATGAATGTGAATAAAACCCTTGTGTATGCACTTGAATTAAAATACAAAATAACTTCCGATAACATATCATATGTAAACTAGTGTTGGTCATGGGCAAAACCATGTAAGCCTTGGTAGAGTAAGTTGGGGTGTGGTTTTTATTCCTTGAGTCAAAATGTATGAGAATCAATTGTTTTATGCAATGGTGTAGAACCCTTGATTTATAGGGATTTGTCATTTATACCCACGGTGAAAAGGTGTATATGTCACATTGAATATTCCTTGTTGTTATCTCCTAATAAAAGGAGTAATGGCATGGATAGTTCAAGAGTTCTCAAGAAACCTCAACGCCTTAAAACAACATTGTTCCAAATACATGGAGAAACTTGTGGAGCGGTTGAAGGTCTCACGGTTCACCGCTCTCTCCAACGTGAAGGAATCGAACAACCATTGTGTCAATACAAAGAAGTGCAATGATCTAACCATTGAGGTTCAACGGTATATACCCATGCAGGTATGCAATGATCGTGCTTTCCCTTTGTAAAAGAATATTTTAATCAAGCCTCTCTAACATACCCCTATCGGTATTTGAGTACCTTGATTACTTTACATTGCCTACAACAACGCATATAAAGGTGTAAAATTACACCATACTACTCATTGTTATCTCTAATGAAAATCAAGTATTGGCAATGCCTTCTCAATAAAAGTTACAAGTACACACTACCTCTCTGAACAAATCTCTAAACCTGATCAGATTAACATTATAACTTGTATTATTGTACCAATGCTGGAACAACGATTAATATAACAAACGAGCATGCTTTGTTATACCAAGGACAAGGGGGATTGGTATACTAACCAACCCCGTGTTATCCAATTATTCCTCCCAAGGTATTCACTATCTGATTTCCAAGGTTAAACAAATTACTTCCTGCACTCGCTAACTCGTTTACTCCTCTTACCTTGTCCATTGCGGTTCTCATGATTGATTTCTTTGGGTTCTCACTTTCAGCTTCTTGAACTGCTACTTCTAAAAACTCAACGGTTTCCTCTTTTTCTTGATCAGGAATCTCATTGCTCTGATTTAGTTCTTCAACAAATTTTTGAACTAATTCTCCTAGTCCTTCAACCCGTGTCTCGTTATAAGTTTGTTCAGCAGTTACTTGTCCTTGACTTTCTGCGTGGTTGAGTTGTCCCCTGAATTCATTGATAGAAAAATGTGTGCCCGATTTCTTATCATATCCCAAATCAATTTTCACCTCCGTTAAATAAGTCACAATATGGTCAACAAGCTGTTTTACAATTTGATTGTTAAAACCGTCAACATGATTTTGAACCTTAGTGGAACTCCCATAACCATATGAAACACCTAAAATGTCAAGTTCATTATCTGAGATATAATTCAGCATTTGATAAATGAAGGCAATTTCTTCGGACTCTCGAATTGGCAATTCGTATCGGACATGATGACCTTCTTTCTCAAATACTTTTTCCATGTCAAACTCTTTAACATTGTTCTCTTTAATAAATTCATTAATCGTAGGTGATTCCTCAATAAACAGAAGAAACCTTTTCAAATTTTCATGGTAATTTTGGAAGTTACAGTTCAAAAACCTACTTGCTAATTTTCTGAAACTAATTGAAAGTTTTTCATATTCCTTCTCTGTCAACACTTCGCTCAATTAATTCACCCCACAATATGGACAATAAATTGTATCTCTTGTTTGGTCTCCGTGTATCTTTATCGTTTTGTTACAACAATGAAGCTTAACTTGCTCCAAATTCTCATCTTCGATTAATTCCTTGGGTTGCTCCTCTTTCATCTTTTTACAATCAAAAGTAAGACCAGAACCTTTCATGCTCCGCTTTGACTTCTTGAATGTTTTATTAATTTCTTGTTTCATGTAGTTCATAGCAAGCGTTTGAGCATGTTCAATAACGGCTTCAGGTATGAAATTACTACTATCATCCGTAAGACCACAACTAGGACAGAATAGTTCTAAAGTGTCCTCTGCGTCTATATCACCGCCCAATGCCTTAAATCTCTGCTTGCAATATGGACATTCTAATGAATAATACCCCTCACTGTCAGTCGGTATTGAGATATTTTCCTCCACGCTATCACCTCCATAGTAATACACCTATTATATCACTGTGTTGTTATTTTTTGGGTATTTATAATTATTATTTGCTACAATAAGACAAAAAAAAGACTCCCTATTTGGAAGCCTTCAAGATTGCTTTTATTAACTTTTCCGGGTCAGGTTTTCCGTGGCTCGTAACAGTACCCACACCTTTTATATGCTTTGAACTCATGTTGACCACCTCCTTCTTTTGTTTCCACACGGAATAATGATCTACCTTCCACCATGCTTCTACACTCTTTTTTCTAAATGCTTCAATGGTGAAAACTTCATGTGATTGTAGTTCACTTCTTCACTAAACAAGTTCACATATTTCTTTGTCATGCTCATGTCCGTATGTCCCAATAATCTTTGTAAGGTAAATGGGTCTGCTCCCCCAACTACACACAAACGAGCAAAAGTATGTCTAAAGGTGTGGCAGGAACAACGCACTCCTTTTAAATTTGCTTTTTTACCATAGTAGGTAATTCTAGATTGAAGTTGTCTCTTTGTTAAGGGAGTTTCGTCAATGGTTATAAACAAAGAATCACATTCACATACCCCTCTTATTGAAAGCCAACGTTCTAACATTTTAGCCATTGTATTTTGGAAAGGCAAGATTCTTTGATAGTAAGTTTTTGTATGCTTTACGTGGATTACGCCTTCTTTTAGCTTTATGTCATGTATTGAAAGGTTAGAGAGTTCATTGGCTCTCATACCTGTTTCAAGCAATAAAAGCATAATCGTGTAATCCCTAATTCCAATGAACGTATGCAGGTCAGGTTGCCGAAACAAATGATTTAATTGTTCAGTTGTAAAGGTCTCCACAATTGTTTCCCTGTCCTTGAGAAGTTTTACAGATTTCATTGGATTGTTCTTTATGTAATTCTCACGGTGTAAATAATTAAAGTAAGATCGTATGGCACGTAATCTTGTGTTTATTGTGACTGTCTTTATACCTTGTTTCTTCATATAAAGTATCACATTGTTTTTTATAATGTTAGTGGTAATTTTTGAAGGAGAGGTATCAATCTCTTGTTCCCTCAAATGTTTGTAATAAACATTGAGTTCATTACGGTAATAATTAATGGTGTACGGTCTCAAGTTTCTAATGTTGCAATCATCTAAAAACAACTCAAGTGAATCCTGAAAGCTAATTTGAATAAGTGAAAAATCATTGTGGAGAGTGGCAAGTTCTTGTGGGGACAATTGCAAGTTCCTTCTCAATGTTATTCCTCCTTAGAATTACATACGAGTTGGAACATACGATTATTTGAGGGAAAATCGTGTGAAGTAAACACAAAAAAGACTCCCTCAACGCATTGAGGAAGCCCATTGTTTCAACACTTATTAGTACCGGTGGTCGGGTTCGAACCGACACTCCCGAAGGAACACGATTTTGAGTCGTGCGCGTCTGCCAATTCCGCCACACCGGCTCTGTGCCGCGCTTGAACGCGGTTAGGGGTGCGTATTACCCCGATAGGGTTCGTACGACCCGTCTGTTTCTGCGATAATCGCACCGTTATGTCATACGATTTAGTCGTTGCGCGCCTGAATCGTGCGCACCTAAACGGACAATTAATAATATAGCACGCGTGATAGATTTACGTCAAGCCTTCGAGCCAATCGTACGTAATTAATTTCGCCTCGCCTTTTTCCTCCGCGTCCGTCCAGGCGTTTCTCCGCGCAACTTCCGCCGCCGCTTTTTCGAAAGCAACGTACAGGTACCGTTCAATGTTCCGGATTAATCCGCGCTTTGCCTTGAACATGACCGCGTTGAACGCCTCGACGTATGGCGCGGAGTCGTTTTCGATTAGCGTTGATGGCGCGACCTTGCGTTTTGCTTTAAGGAGAAGGCCGTAATATTTATATAATACGTCGGAGTTCACGAAGGGTGACATCGCCTTATAGACCGCGGAAGGCAACGCCGACCGCAACGCATTGTTAGGAACGCGCGGAGTATCTTTGTTTATAGTATGTTTTAATAGCTTAATAGAATCCGATGGTTCGTTTTCGTTTCGTCCGTCTTCCGCTTTACTCTCCGTAAGCTTTTCGCCATCTGCCCGAGTGGACACGCTCGACTGGTCACTTGGAAGAATCACGATTATATTAGCGCCTTTTCCTCCGTTAACTTTCCGTACAGTTGCGTGCTTTTTTACGATGCCTAACCGTTCGAGCTTCGTAAGTACGCGCCGAGCAGTCTTAACGGACTTTCCGATGGCTTTCCCGATAGAGTCCGCTTTGAGGTGCGCGGCGCCTGCGTATTTAACGGCGTATCTTGCGATGAGTTTAAGCGTCGTGCGATCCGTTTCGTTGAGGTCGTATGTATGATTACGGATATGTTCGTAGATTGCCCGGTTGAGCTGCGCGGTATTTTCGAACGTGCTGAATTCGTTAAGATAGTGCATAGTTTTCGCTCCCTTTTCGCAATTCTCGCTATTACGTAAATTCGAAATTGCGTAATCTATACTACGAGTTTAAATTACGAAATTACGTAAGTCAATGAAAAACTTTACGCGATTACGAAATTTTAGTATAATCTACGTAAGATAAGAATATAGGGAGGCGTTATAAATGAGGCTATATTTAAAGGTGGATAAAGTTTTAAAAGCGAGGGGTATGACGCAAAAAGAATTGGCCGACCGAACAGGTGTCCGATCAGCCGCAATTAACGAAATGTGTTCGAACTATCGCACGGCCATTAACCGTGATTACGTCGGAAAGATTGCGGAGGCTTTGCAAATTACGGATGTCTCGGAGTTATTGGAGTTCCGTGAAGATTAAATCGCCTGCCCGACGCCGGCAAGTAAATCGATGAATAGAGGCGACATTTGTACGAGGACGTATCCGATGCCCGCCTTCATCAATAAACCGTAACCTTTGTCGTTCAGTCCGATCATGACTAACAACGCGCCACCCGTCACCATGACGCCGGCAATCGGAAGCGACAACGCAATCATGACGTCAATGATCGGATCAAACGCGTTCGTTATCTGCGTACGGATTGCGTCACCGACCGCGTTCGCTTGGATTACGTCGGGGCTTCCCGAAACCTCCGCGAATGACCGAGAAGGCAACGCCAGCGCAACCGGTGTTAGTACGCCTAGTTTTGCGGCTTTTTTGACGCGGGAATTAACGTTTTTGTTCGCTTTCGGAGCCGTAACCCCTCCGCTCATGAAATCCTTGAAATCGACCGTTTTCGTGCGGTTAAATAGTGCGCCCATAGTTCCGCGCCTCCTTCATAATATTTCGTTCAGCGTGTAAACCTGACCGGGAAGTCCGTTCATTAACCGGTTGAGTGTCGCTCGCCTACTTTCCAATTCCGTCACCCATATGAGAAAGAACGGCTCTTGTGAGTTCCGCAACATTTTCGCGTACTTCTCGATTTTCCGGCTGTTCGTCGCCATCGGCTGAGATACGTCGACTTCTACGAATACCTTCGCGTCCTTATACTTGAACATGGCGTCAGCTACGATCGACTCCTTTCCGATAACCATTTTAACTTCGTTTTCCCAGGACTTCGGGCGTTTCCAGTAAATATAAAGCTGATTACGGATAAGGAAGTGCTGAACGTTCGGCGTTTTCTTGCGCGTAGTCGTGCACTGTACACGTTCCCTTCCGGCTTTGTTGAGCGTATAAACCTTCTCCCACCCGTTTCGAAACGAGTTTAAATACGCTGACATATCGTTTAAAATTCGGTTGGCGTTTCGGTCACCTTTTAGCCGGTGCATCGTTTGAATTTGTGACCGCGTAAGATAATCATACCTTTTCAACGATAAGAGGATGTTTTCGATCCTCTGTTCTTTCGCTGCGCTTTTGTTCAAACCGGTCGCCTCCTTTTGCCTTTACGTTGATGTGCGGTTTAACTTGGCGCTCGACTTCCTTATTCGTAATATATGGAGTTTGGATAATTACATTTTTCACGCGTCGATAAATCGCCCGCCCTTCGATTTCCGGCAAATCTTCCGCGCCACCTTCGTCAAGCACCGCCCGGCTCGCCGCGTTCGTCTCGAGTACGAAACAAACGCGTCCTCCGATGTTTTGGCGTACCTGCGAGGGTAGCGTTTCATTCGTCGGGTACTGGGTTGCGTAGATTAAACGTACTCCCGCACCCCTGCCTTGTCGGGATAAATCCGTAATGATTTCCATAGCTTCGTCGTTGTCGGAGAGATCGGCCGCCTCGTCGATGATTACGAAATGGCGGTCGGGAATACCCGCCTCTATAACGTCCTCATGTCCGTTCTGAACGAGTTTGCGGAGTACGGAGGACATACGTCGCTGAATCGCTTTTAATTCGTCTAACGCCTCCTCAGGCCCCGTTGCGTATCCGGAAACTTGCGTCATGTTCCGGAACCGCTGAAACGCCGTTCCGCCTTTTAAGTCGATTAACGTAAAGCTGACGTCGGTCGGCTTTTGGCGTACGAGGGACGTAATCAGCAGCTTCAAAAATTGCGACTTGCCGAAGCCGGTCGCGCCAGCTACGATCATGTGCGGCCTCTTCTCAAAGTTGTGGTAAACGTCCGAACTCCTCGACTTGCCGACAATCACCCGCCAACCTTTCGTTAAATAAGCGTCACTCCACGGCAGGTTATCCGTCAAAGGTTCGTCGTAAACTTTAATACATAGCATACCGTCGAAGGTAACGTCGATCTCCTTCCGCTTGGTGCGTTGTTCCGTGATTATCTTGCGTATTTGTTCGAGAGCCGGCCGAAGCCCTTCTGCCCACTCGACGGTTAAGAAATCACGCGGATCAAATTCGAAATACTTACCACGTACGTTCAAGCCGTCCTCGATGACCGCTTTATTTTCGATGATTTTTCGTGAAGATACGCCGAGTGGAAGCTGAACGACGTACTCTACGCCACCTTCGATTTTTCGTTTGCGGTGAATACGGGCGTTTGCATCGCGTACATTCCATCCGGCGTTTGCGAAAATCCGCTGAATCTTTTCGCCTTCGTTCGTTGCTCCTCCGTTTGTTTTCAGATAAGAATAACCGGCTACTCCCGCCATTAAAACAGTCGTTCCGATTTCTACGAACATCGCGCCACCTCCTTAGGTATTTACAACGTAAATAGTTCACCGGGAAAAGAACGTTCCGAATTGGGCGTTATCCGCACAGTTAGGGGATTAGGAACATTCCGGCTAAAATTCTGCTGCGGCATTTACTTAAGAATATTCCGCAATTTCGTAATTTATGCGAAAAAATTCGTATTCTCGGAAGGATGGGCGGAAGTAGTTAAAGAAGACAAAAAAAATAAGCGACCCTCCGAAGAGAGCCGCCGTAAAATTATTCTCCTGATAAATCCAATTCGATTTCGTAATCTTTTCTTTTATCCATTTCCATATTATCTTCGGCGCCTTTACGTGCATCCCACGACATTTTAATCCATTCGATCTCCTTAGCCTTTCCGCGTTCAAGATACCAAATGATCGCGCCCTCTTTGATTACGCCTTTATCGATTTCTCCGCCGATGTTGTCGGACATAAACATGTCGGGCATATCGATTTGCTCGCCTGTTGACGTAACTAGCGTAGCTTGATCGGGATATGTCGTAAATTTACCTTCCGTTGTGTTCTCGAGTTTAAACTTTACGCCTACTGCCGATTCCTCTGCGGTTTCGTCCTCCATTGTCGGAGCCTTTTCCGTAACTACAACTTTTTGTATTTCCGATTTAAGTCCGTTAAAATCGTCGCTCCAAGTTACGTCATCATAGTACGTCCATAGATCGTTTTTCTCGCCCTCTTTTGCCGCCTCTGTTTCCGCAGCTTCCGTTTCGGACTCAGACTCGGAGGCAGTCGCTTCGTCGTCTACTTTAGCTTCCGCTTTGTTGTCGTCGTTCTCCTCTAATTCCTCTTTGGCCGCGTCTTCCCCGCAAGCACTTAACGAAACTGCTCCAACTAAAAGCGCCGTCAACATCCAGTTTTTCTTCTTCCTTAACATTTAATCTCTCCCTTTCTTCTTGCGTATATTGGTTATTCAGAATACACCGTAAAATATTCGTGCTCGAAGTAATCCCTCGCTGTACTCGTAAATTCCTCGTTAGAAACGCTGCCTAACCCGCCGATATCTTCATACGCTTCCTTCGATATCTCAGAACTTACCGCCACATCTACGCGTTCTTCAATATCGAAAACACCGTTCCATTCGACCGTTGCATTTTCAACCGCATAATTTTCGTACGTTTCCGTGAAGATTTGCTTAGCTCCGCTCAATAATTCGTCTACGCGATCGGACGTTGAGTCGCTGCTTGACGTACCTTCCATGAGTTTATACGTAACTTTTCCGTTTTCAACCGTAATGTCCATGATCGTTTCGCGGTTATTACGTCCCTCCGCCTGGACTTCATTAACGATAAACTCCGCCATTTCCGATTCGATTACGCTAGGATCGGAGGTTAGTTCGGCTTCCTTCTGCTCCGTCGACTCCTCCGTACTTCCGTCCGCTGAGCTTCCCGTACTCTCCGTCGTTGTAACCTCCGCTTTAGCTTCGTTATTTCCGTTCGCGCTATCCTCGCCTTCTCCGTCTGTAACCGTTGCAAGCGTAAGTCCTCCGGCAATTACGACCGCGCCAATTCCCGCTAACCATCGCTTCATGTTTTCGTCATCCTTTCGCTTTTTATAGTATGTACGATTAAGTATAGTCTAAGTTTCACGAAATTACAACTTAATTACAAAAAAAAGATTGGCGACCCGTTGTTAAGGATCGCCTTTAAGAACTAACAAAACCTGAATGAATGACGCTACGATAATGAGTGGGAGTAGAATCAAGAAAACATAAAGAAAAGAGATGAAATCCCCGCCTTCCATGTTTTTCTTGTTACAACCATATTACAATATTTCCTTTTTTATGTAAATACCGAGGATGAAATTCCCCGGTAAAATTTTCTTATTTATCCTTTAAAGCTTGTTTATAAGCGTTTAACGCAAACGTGACAGCTTCTGCTCTTGTGACGTGGTTATCAGGTCTGAATGTGCCGTCTGGATAACCTTCTGTAATGCCTAAGTCTTTAGCTTCTGTAATCTGCTTTTGGAGGTTACTCTCCTTTTCTACATCTCTGAATCCGGTATTCGCCATATTATAATCCCCCTCGTCTTTTTTGTCCGCAAGCTCCACGAATTTTTCATGCGCCGTAATGCAATGAACCTCGCCCGAAACGCCGCGTACCTTGTACATCTTCTTACCGTCTACCTCTAATAAGCCGAGCACTTCCGCAAAGCCTTCGGTTGCTGCGCCGACTTTGAACGCGTCATCCCACGTAGCTTTCGAGTAGAAGTCAACGCCTTTTTTTCCGTTGTAAATCACGTTCAACCGTTTACCTTCGTATCTCTTCGCGCCTCTTAACCGCTTAACTTCCGCCGGTTTATCGCCTTTGTACTCCACGCCGAGGTACGAAAGGATCGCCTTCGCGTCTGCCTCCGCGCATTTCTGCCGGTATTCCTTCGAGTTTTTTCCGAAGATATTCTCGAAGTCGCGGGCGTTCGTCATAAATCCGTGCTCGATTAGAATCGCCGTCATGGCCGTTTCCCGCAACATATGGAAGTTCGTCCAGCTTCCTTCCTGCGAGTAATGCCGACCGCTTCCGTGGAGTGCGATTCCTTTCGCTTTAAATTCGCGAACGACTGCATCCGCGAGTTTATTCGATCCGCTATAACCTTTCCACGCGAATACGCACGCGCCACTTGCCGATGGATCCCCCGCGTTAGCGTGAATAGATACGAGTAAATCAACGTTCTTCCTGTTCGCTAAATTCGTCCGGTGGTCGAGTCCAACATCGCGCTTATATGGCGGTTGAGTTACGAGGACTTTTACGTTATGCTCCTCGAGAATTTTCCGTACTTTCTCGCCGACGTCCGCGTTAAAGTGGTGCTCCTCGTAATTTTTTCCGGCACGCCGAACGCCTTTACTATCGTGGTCATTGAACGTATTCTCTCCGTGTCCGTAATCTAATGCGACGTATGCTTTCGCCATATTATTCGCCTCCGTTCGGATTCTCCGCTTGCTTCCGTCGAGCCTCCGGTTTCAACCCTTCGCCGTTTGACGGATTAATTATGACGCCTGCCGCGATGAGTACGGCAAAAGCTGCGTCGACGTACGTTTGGTACTGTTCCGGCGCGACTAATCCTGCGTCGTTTAAAATTAAACCGATTAAACTCGCCAAAGCCGTCCATAGCCCGTAGTTCTTAAACCTTTTTGGAATACGCATAATAAAATCGTCTCCTTTTCGTTATAATTTCGCAAAACCCGTCCAATTACCTATTGAATCCCCGTGATATTCCGTATATGCTTATCACATGGGACGTCACTTCCGTTCTCCTGCCGTAGCCATACGTGGGAGGGACGGTCGTGACGTCCCTAATTAAATAAAATCATCATCGCCGATCCCGCTATTGCCGCAGCTACCGCAAAAATCCCTCCAATAAACGCAATCCACATCGCCTTCTTTTCGCTTCTGTCCGTATCCCACTTCTTGTCGTTGTTATCCAACCTACGCTCAACGTCGTCGATTCGATGCGAGTTTCCGCGTCCGAGTTCGAGAGACTGTTTCGCCGTCTCTTTTAACTCGCCCTGATCGTCTAACTTCGTCTCTAAACGCGCAAGCCGGTCGAGTATTTCGAGCAAGTAGGCGTCACGCTCCTTATCATCCATCACCGTTAGCCTCCTTCTGAGGATGAACGCGCTTAACGTCAATCCTGGCGAATATTTCTCCGCCGAGTTCGACGACATGTACCGTACTATCGTTCAATAACTCCGCAAATGCTTTCGGGTTGAAATCGTCGACCGTTACATACGTTTCTTCTCCGCTATGTGTTACGACTCGTAATTCCATCGGTTATCCACCGCCTTTTCCTAGAAATTTCCGCCGATTCTCGATTGAATGAACAGACGAGATACGACGTTTGCGTTGATTCTTGCGAGCGTGTCGGGCGTAAGCGTTATTTCGTGCCACGTACCTCTTTGTACGCGACCTCCGCCGTCTTTCGATAAGTACGGGATTAAGTCGATCATTTCTCCGTTCGTGCTAGAGTCCGGCAACAAATTACCGTCCACGCGTACTTCGATAGAACTAGGCGTTTCGCTCAGCTTATATATGCCGTGTTTGACCTCGTGCGTATGGTCGGGCAGCGTAATACTGTGCGTATGTGACGGGATTGTAACGTCGTGAGAGTGGTTAGGTATCGTCACATTATGCGAATGGTTTGGGGTAGAAAAATCGTGCGAGTGTGACGGAATCGAAACGCTGTGCGAGTGATTCCCGGAAGAACCGGCCGTGTAAATATTACCTTGTTGATTCGTCTCGATATCCACCGCAACGTTCAATCCAGAGCTTCCGCTCGAGCGCGTATAGTATCGCTTTTTACCCATGTCCGATGTGTCACTTCCGGAGTAATCGAACATCATGTGCGTGTGGTTTCCGCCGCCGCTTGACGTTTGCGTCGTACTTCCTCCGGAAAGCGTCGATTTACTTACGCCGCCTCCGCTTGTAGAAGTCGCCGTCGTTCCGCCACCACTCGTCGTCGTTTCGGTCGTACTTCCGCCACTTGAGGTCGATTCAACGATTGCACCACCGCCCTCCGTCGCTTTCGCATACGCCCGGAATTCTTCGGACTCGTACGTAAGGTCAAGCGTGTTGATGTTTACGAGGTCATCCGGTAAGTAAAATCGAATAACCGCCGGATTTTGCGGATCTGCGTTGTCCTGGTAATCGTGCGAGTCGATGTTCGTCGCGCCTTGTGAATACGCCTCATTTACGCGAATTTTTCGCTCTAAATCCGTTTGAATGTCCGCAGCATCATCGAGCTTATTGGCGATAGTATATTTAACGTCCCATTCGTCGGATAAGTCCGATATGCTTTCGCCGGTTATGCGTGCTTTGTACGTTTTGTCCTCGACAACTACGTTAATGACGTCATTTAAATCGCGTTGTTCGTGCGCGTACTCAGGTAAAACGGAGAGGTCAATCGCGTCCGTTTCGAAGGAGAATAACGGATCTTTCCGTTGATTAAGAATCGAACGCCCCGATTCGAGTAACGATTCTGCGATTTGGAAACGCCGGTCGACCCAAATGTACGGATGTTTGCCCCATTTGGAAATGGATTCGTCGTCCTTCAAAAAACGCTCACCTCCGTTGACCTCCTCGATCCCGAGCTGGTTGACGCCTTCTCCGTAACCTTTCGGGATAATATAATTGACGAGTTCCGACGTATCTGAGACGTCCTCAAATGACGCGATGTCCTTGCCCCACCGGATTTCGCCCTTTAGCGCGTCGGATGGGCGAACGAGATTCAGCGTCCACGGGTAGGATTCGGTATCAAACGTAAATTGGAACGCCTCATCAAACGGTTGCGGGATCGAAAGAACCGGCGCAAGAAGGCCGTTTTCGTTTTCGAAGGAATAATGGAAATAGCGCTCGAAATCAACCGTGCCGAGTTTCCACGGCTTAACTCCGTCCGAGTCCAGCTCTTGTAAATCGATGAGCGCCTGCAGTACGTCGGTCGTCGTGTGATTCGTGAATTGGTAGTATCCGTCCATAACCGTGTCGAGTAGCGTGGACAAAACGTGGTCGCATTCGTATTCGATCGAACCTCCGTTGTCGCTTCGTTTGGTGCGCGTCGGCATAATGCGGTAGAGTCCGTAGTACCTCCCCGTTGCGTCACCGTAAATTTCAACGAAATTATAGTGCTGGCAATTTTCCGTTTTTTCGTCGTCTATAGGCATAGAAAAAGACGCTGACCAAACTTCGTTGGCGCGCCTTTCTACGGAGATGGCGTATGCGTTTTCGAGATATGCGAGCAAGTTGCGGTTGCGGTCGAGTATTTTAATTATTACGATCACCTCTTTTCATCAAAAAAAAATTACCCATTAAATCTTAAACCACTTTCAATCGCGGATGGGATGCTCCCCATTTTGTCGGACAGTTTACAGAAAAGAAAGTTTCCATAAACCACGCCGCCACTCCCCGCTGCGTAACTAAACGTACCATATTGCTCTTCTGTTTGAGTTAAGTTTTCCGACCCGTCGTAAATAATCGGGAAGAAAATACAATCAATATAAGTTGACCTATCACTTTCGATAAATAAAGCGTCCTGCCCTGTATCACTTGTGATATTAGGTTTGAATTCACAATTTATGAACGTATTCGTTCCTTTTCCATGAGCACCTCCATTATAATGGTCTATCACGCTTATTTGAGAACGTTCGCATGTTAATTTATGCGCTGTCTTGGATGCATTGTAGTGGAAATGTTTGCAATCAATTACTGTTATTTTCGGGTAAATAGAATTAGGGCCATAATTATCATCGTTACCCACGCCTACATAGATATGGTTTTGTCCGATTGAATTCGTGGGAGCTGACATACTTTCTAATTCTAAGTTTTCAAAATGCCAGGTTGTATTAGTTGTAACTTCATCTGAATCAATACTACCTACTTTCGGAACATAATAATTGATTGGGTCAGCCATATGGAAAAGTCGTATGCCTTTATCACGGCCTTGCACTTTTACGTTTTTCACATTAATTTGTGTAGGAAATCTACGCCGTTCATTGGTTGTTGTGATTAGACCGTCGGTGTGAAACGTCATCAACCTAGCAATATTATCATTAGATGGGTCATCATAATCGAACGTAAAATTATTAATGTTAATATTCTTCCCATTCGTAATGATATACCCGTAGTCCGTGTCTTGGCCGACAAACTCTAAAATATAGGCTGTTTCGGTGTCTTGAATTTTTTGAGTACAGTTATCAATGTCAATGTCACCATCCCATTTAGAACCGTAATCACCACGGAAGAAAATAAAACTATTTTTCTTAACAGATGTGTTGTTGATTCTTAGTTTGCCACCTCCCGTCAACGTGAACCCTTTCTCTCCGACGAACGTATCATTTACTGTTAAATTCCAACAATGGAAGTGAATATCAACTCGGTTCAAAGCACAATTTTCGATATTGAAGTCTTTGAACATGTTCGTTCCGAATACTCCCCAATGTACTTCCGACCCGTTTGCAGACACATTTTTAAAGGTGGATCGCAAAACCCTACGCCCGCCTATACCATATGTGCCGGCTCCAATATCTTCTGATGTTCCTGATCGATCTTTTTCTCTTGGCATGACTCTAACATCTTCTAACTTGACATCATAAACATCTTCATAATAATAAAACCCATGAACCGGGTCTTGGTTGTTATCGGATGTTCCTTCTTCCAACCCGACAAATTGACCTCTAATGATAGTGCGGGCGCGTGTGATTAAAAACCCATTATCTCCGTAAGTGGTACTAGTCGAACCGTCATCCCATTGACCATTCAATAGGAATGTTCCGCCTTCTACAATCAAGTAATTCTTTTCAGCTTCTTTTGCGGTAATACTTGTAATACCTCCCCAATCCCATGTAATTTCGCCTACAATACGACCGTGTTCATCTAAATAACATATATCCGTCATATTCCAACTTACACTTGAACCGACACGTTTACCGACCTGGTTATTTGCGTCCTCAATAACTAAAAAATGATTGTTGTATTGGTCTAACTCACTTATAACCGGTTCTGTTCCTTTGATTAGTTGTGGAAGGATTGCATCATATAAACCTGAGTCAACCGTCACAAACTCATTATCTGACTCCACAAGGAATACATGACCTTGGTCGTTATACGTTTCGTCAATATGGAAAATAGACGAACCTAAGTCGGTGTTTGTTTTGACTGGTATATTCCGCGTGTTGTTAATCCAATATTCACCCGCTGTATTGATAACAGGTAGATTGTTTTGGTTTGCATATTCATGGGCTTCTTTAATTGCCGGCCCATCGTCCGACACACCATCACTAGGCGGGCTAAACATTGCGTATGTGACGTATTGAATACGTTTAGTACGGATGTCGTTCAACTCCGAGCTGAGTCGGTCATCCACCTCATTAACTGGCCCCGCCGTGATTTCGGAAAATTCCTTCCAACTTCCATCGCTTTCTTTTACGTAAACCTTTCCGGTATCCCTAACGAAAACCCGATCATTTTCTTCCGCGCCAGGATGGTCGGTGTCAATGTCGGAAAACGTTGCGGAAGGTGTTCGGTATTTACCTACGTTGTATTGTAACGCCGCACTCGAGTCGTTTATCGCTTGGTCGGATTGTGTTTTGGCTATATCAGCCGTTGATTTGGCGGTATCCGCGGTTGTACGAGCGTAATTAGCGTCGTTAATCGAATCGTTTAGTTTGTCCGTTCCCCTCCGAAGAGTATCGGTATAATTTATATTCTCGGCCATTCTTTCGCCTCCTTTTCGTACTTTCTTCGATTACATGAACCTGTCGCGGAATTTAACGGTTAAATCGAAATTCATGCCGTATCCCCATATATGAATCTCGTTATCGCCCGGTAATAACTCAAGGAACTCACCGGAAAAGTCCGGCATACCATTTTGACCGTTATGCTTAACCGTGTATCGTTCGCCGTCTATAGTCCAACTTTCGTTGCTGAATGAAGGTAAATCGAACTGTTTCCCGTTTAACTGAAAATGTGCGTCGCCCGCCGAACCGTTTATATCGAATATTGGACGGACGGCATATCCGCGTATTTTTGCTTCGATTACCTTATCAGCCGTAATAGTGAACGTGTTGTCGCCCGTTTCTTCGTTTCCGAGGAGGTAGTGATATTCGAAGGTAACGTCGTCCGATCCCCATGTCGGAACTCCATCGGAATTATCTCGAACGGAATAGGCCCACGGATCATGCGCCGTAAGAGGTAGCGTAAACTCACCGGCTTTGACGACGCGCTCCAACGAAACACCGTTCACCAACCGCACGTTGTAAAATTTGTCCGGCTCATAATCGTAAATTAGTCGCGCTGTTTTCGGGCGTCCGTAGTCGTCGAGCAATACACGCGCAATCTCCCGCGCCTTTTCTTGTACGCCATATAACGTTTCATTCCGCGGAATCATACACGCCAATTCAAACTCGCGTACGTCCGGTCGTCCGCCGAAATCATAAACGCCCGGCCTGCCCGGAATTTCCACCGTAGAACTACGAAAGCCCGGCGAAATAGGGTGCGCCGAGCCTTCGCGGTGTATGATGCCGAGGTCATCCGTAAAATGTACGCCGTCTATCGAGAAACCGCTCATGTTCTACCGCACCCCTTTCCGTCGTTTAGTCGTCTTGATTTTCTGGCCTTGCCGCTTGTTTACGTCGTCTATGAACGCGTCGTAATCTTCGTCGCCGAGTTGGAACGTCATATACAACGGTTGTGCCGGTGCTTGTGCGCCGCCTGCCGCCGCAGCTTCCGCCGGTTGCGTTTGTTGCCCGCGTCTAGGAACGCTCGCTGCCCGCGCTTTGAAGTCAAATTGCGTATCCATCTTGTCGAACGGTTTCCGGATAGCGTTGGCCGTATTTTGTGCCGCACGTTCTGCCGGTGATTTTGCGTTCTTGATCGAGTCTGCGATAGGGCCTCCGAAATCAACCTTATTCAAGTCGGACAATGGCCCGCGCTTTGCGGGAGAGAACGGCCAAAAGTCACGGATTGCGCCCGCTACCTCTCCGACTGCGCTAGTGGCCGACGACTTCATCGACTTGATTCCGTCAATTGCCGATTGGACGATAGCTTTACCGGACTCGAAGAGGTCGAGGTCGAATAAACCTTTGATATTCTCGATAATTTCGTCGACGGTCGATTCCGCCGCCTCCATTTTTTCGGAGATAGCACGCTTGATTTCGTTGAATTTCGTTTTGACCGTTTTAGCGATTTCCTTTGCCTTGTTGAATGCGCTTGTAATGCTATTCCAAACCGTTTTTATCTTGTTCCATACGGCGGTCATTTTCTCGATTACGTTGTCGCGAATTTCGGTGAATTTATTCCAAATTAACTTCGCTATTTGCTTTGCGATGAAGAATTTCAAACGTATCTGATACCAGGTACTCGCTAAGAAGCCGAGCACTTTCGTGAAGATGTTCTTCGTAGTCGCCCAAATAGAGTCCCAGTTTTTATAAATGAGAATAGCGAGCATAATGACACCCTGGATAAGCAAGCCGATTGGCCCCGTAAGGAAACGGAGAATAGCCGAGCCACCTACGCGTAATCCCGCAATGATTTGCGATTTAAACGGCTTTAAAATGTTAAGTAGTTTCGTGAAGCCATTCCACGCCCACTTAAGTCCGTTCCAAATTAATTTGAACACCGGCCAAACTAAACGTAACGCCGAAACAAGTACCGCGATAAGAGGAGCGAGTATTTTGACTACGCCTGTCAAAGAGAAAAACCATGCGACTGCTTTAGCAATCCACGGATTATTTTCCATCAGCGTATTTACCCACTCTAGGAAACTATTTACTACTGGCATGATTTGTTCACCGACTGCAGAGAACCCTTTTCCGAGCTCTTTAAGGAAGTCAACCATATTCTCAATGAACGACATCATTTCGGGGCCATTTTCTACGACTCTATCAATCCATTCTTGGAAGCCTTTGTCGTTTTTAAGGTTCTTGCCCCATTCCTCGAATCTATCCGTTAAATCCACAAGGCCGTCGAGCATCTTCGAAGCAAACGGCGCGAATGCTTCGCCCATTCCAACTAAACCGTCCGTTATGTTGCCGAATATCTTAAGCAACTTCGGTCCGTTTTCGCGTACGTAGTCGAGGAATGCGTTGAATCTCTCGGACTCTGAAAGCCCGGCCGCCCACTCGCTAAATCGCTTCGTCATTCCGAGTAACCCCTCTTGCATGTCCTTCGCCAACGGATCGAACGCCGCTAGAATCGAAAGCAACCCACGTACGAGATAGCCCGCCGATTTTCCGAGGGAAGTCAATGCCGGAGCCGCGCTCGTATTCAGCCATTCGATAATCGCCTTTACGTCCTCTGCGCCCAACGCGGCGTTGAAACTATCGAATAAGCCCGAAACGGCTTCCGTTGATGTCCGGATAGCTGGCTCGAGACGCTCGAGTAAATTACGCGCTGTCCGCATAGACCCCATGAATACGTCGAGTACCGGCTCCTCGAGGGACTTCGCAAACTCCGAATAGAATTTCTTGAAACGTTGCGTCGCTTTAATCGCCTCTTGTTGTTTCTCGGAAACGTTGCCGAGCACGCGTTCCATTTCGCTCATAAGCTCGTTATACTTTTCGATGTCGCCCGTTTGCCGCGCTTTTGTCGCCCGTTCCTGTAACGTCGCCAGTTCATCGGTTTTATCGATTACGCTTCCGATACTTGGCGCAGCTACCGACGCGAACCCTGCCGCCCCGACTGCCGCCGCACTAAACGCGGAAGCAAGTCCAAGTACGCCGCCGGCTGCGGTTCCGATTATCGGGAGTAGCCCGCCGACTGCCGCTGTTAATCCGGAGCCTAACGAAGCGCCTATCGGAGATAGCGCCATTAATGCGCCTGAGCCGACGTTCTGTGCTACGACGCCAAAGTTCCGCACCATGCTCGACATTTTGTCGATGTTCGAGTTAAACTGCTTGAAATTGGACGCGAAATGTATATAGATGAGGTTCGGAATGCTTTTTGCTTTCCGATTAACGTCGTCGAGGTCATCTTCCGCTTTCTCCGTATGAGCATCTACTTGCGGTGTTATGTTCATATTGTCGACGCGCTCTGCCGTCCGTTTGAACGACTCTAGTTGCGCGTGCATTTTCCGGAGGGGCTTCGTGAACCTATCGGTTATGCTGACTTTGTACGAGATATTCATCTTCGCCATTAAACAGCCTCCTTTCGTTAGAAATTACGAGTTGTTCCGATTGTTCTCTCGGTCTTTCATTCGCCAGAATGCCGACCAATACGGAATCTCACTAGCCGACATCCCTTCGTCGTAATGTTCGATGTGTATTTCGGCTTCCTCGGCCTCTAGTCCGAACGCTTGCGCAATGCGCTCGGGTAGTTGCACTTTGGAATAACGGCGACGACTACCGGTTAATTCACCGACCGTTTGCTGTTTTGCGTCGGCTATTTCGTAAAGGGATCGGAGGTAGTCGTTCCGTTCAATTAGTTTTTTGCTTCGTTTTCCGCTTTTCCGTCAAATCCGGAGATATCGAATATCTTCTCGCCAATTCTCATGAGGGCGCCGAACGATTTTTCCGCCTCGAATTTCGCTACGTCCTTTTCGGTGAAAACGGCTTCGCCTTCTTCCGTTTTGCAGCCGTAAACAACTGCGAGCATCATCATGCGGGTTTCGTCTTCTTTATATTTCATAACCTGCTTCATTTCGCCGGCGGATAACGTTTTAACCGGGAGAGTTGCGTCCCATTCTTTTACGTAAACCTCGTCGTATTTAATGTCGTCGCTCGCCATTACCTTTTCGCGTAGTGCTTTTACGTCGTATTTGTTCGCCATGTATATAGCCTCCGTTTGGTTTATTAGTTAATTAATTTGAAAACGCCCGTCGCTATTGAAACGGCGGGCGCGTATGATTAAGAGCTTGTTTGCGCGTCTTCTGCCGGGCTTGTCAATTCACCGGCTCCCGTGAACGTCAAGGAATTTTCGATCAGGTCGTCGTGAGTTGTGGAATGTTCGAAGTCGATAGACGCCGTACCTTGATACGACGGCTCCGCGTCGTTGGCGTCGTCGAAGAAATCAATCGTCAGCTTTTTCGTAATGTGCTTAAGCCAGAATTGATCGGCGCTCACACACGTCGCTTCACCTTCCCATGAGTAACGACCGATTACGTGATCCGCCCAGTCTTCTCCGGCTACGTTTGCGTCAATTTTTTCGGAGCTAACCGAAATCGACCATTCGCGTAACTCAAGTACATCGACCGGAGTGCCGTCGACTTGCATTGCGACCTTTGCGTATTGGCCCTTCTTTTTCATTAGTTAAACACCCTTTCGTATTTGGTTGAAGTCTCCGAAATTACTGCGTAAACTCGGACTCTCCGTTATTTCGCAAAATAAAAACGGCTACATCGAAGTAACCGTGGTGATTGTTCGTTTCATTCGCTATTTCGTCGTTTGATATCGGCGTAAATTCGCTTACGTCGCAAAGGAGATGTTTTCCCGTCGGTAATAAATCAGCGTCAAAGTACGGAATACCGTCCGCTGCTCGCAATACCGTCGCGAATTTCTCTTGGAGCTTCAACCGCTCAGTATACCCGTTCGCATATACGCCGACTTGAAAGCGATAGCCATCCTCGTAACTTGTGCGTCCGGCCGATAACAGCTCGGAATTAATCGCCAAATCCTCAACGGTTGCAAACGGTTTATCCAGCTTCGTCAGGTCAACGCCATCGTAAATAATCTGCGCGGTTGCGATTTCTCCGATTTCCGTTTCGAGCGCCGTTTTGATCGAGTAAATGATTTCGAACGCACTCATCGGACGCCCCACCTCCGTTCAACCGTCTGTCGTATCTGCCGCTCTAACGGGCCTTCGCCCGCCCAAATGGCGCGGCGGAAGTACGCCTTTTTCGTCCGGTGCTCGTACTCTTGTCGCTGGGCGTAAGGAAGATGAGAGCCGAATAGCCACGACAACTCTTCCTCTTGCTGAACGCTCGCCGGAATGGACGCCTTCAAAGCACCCGTGTCAATCGGAGCGTTTTTCGAAGCCTGATTCGCCATTGACCGCGTGCCTCGTTCGGCTGTTTTATCCAAGTCGGCGCGGAGTTCGTTTGCGTCCGGTAATTTAAAGTCGCCGCGTCGGTCGAAGTGTAACGACATTAAACCACCCGCCTTACGAGCGCTTCTGTACGGGAAGGAGTGATCCCGAGTTTATCCCGCTCAATTATCTTGTAAGATACGCCGTCTTTCGTGACATTCTCGACGTCAGTTAAATCGACGGTTAGCGGAAAGGAAACGAGGTAGTCGCCCGCCTGTATTTTTACGCCGGCTATATACTGAATGTCTTCGTCGCCTGTAGCCGCGCTCCATATAACGTCAACCTCTACAGGTTCTTCCGAATAAATCGGCTCGCCGGTTAACGGATCCTCGCCCGTTTTGACGCGTTGTACGATAGAAACCGGAGTCGTACGGTTCTGCCGGATATCTTCATGCGACGATTTCATAAATTCTAAGTCATGGTTCCTAAGCATTTTCCGTAGCCTCCTCAGTTAATACGTAATGAAGCGTGGCGCGGCAGTTCGGATGTGGCTGCAAAATTTTCTGCGTACCTGGCGGATAGACGCCCTTCCCCATTCCGTGTTCGTCCGCTCGAGCGTACTTGTAGCATTCATGCGTTTGGTGGTGCGAATGGCCGTCCGGATGGTCGACGATTCTCACGCCTTTTACCACGTCGGAGTTTTCCGCACCCAGCGCCGTAGCCTCCCGATATCCGGTCATTGTTTCCGTTTCGATTAGCCGGTCAATCTTCCACCGTTCGTTGTCGTACGTCTTTTTGACCTCGCGTTGAATGTCCGTGACCTGCCGGCCTTGTAGCGCGCCTCGGCGGACGGTATTCGCAATCGAACTGCGTAAGTCTCCGGCAAACTGCCATATCCGGTCGTTTAACGTTTTACCGTCATTTCCTACGCGTTCAAATACGGAGGTACGAACATACCGCCGATACGTGTTAAGCGAAATGTTTCCGAGGGTTAATATAGAACCGGCGCCTAGAAACGCGGAGAACGACAACGCCAACTGAGCACGTAAAGCCTCCGGCGTAAACCCGAGGATGTTCGCGAGTGCAACGGCGCCCACACCCGCAATCAACGCGGAACTAGCCGCGTACACGCCGTAATTAGCCGCCTGGTTGACCGCCTGTTGTAACGCGCGTTCCCCTTCGGTTCGTGCGTAGTTCTCCACCGATTCCAATTCCCGTATTAACGCATTGATTCGCGACTTCGATATAGTACCGTCGTTTTTCGCGTGTTCCGATAATACGTCGTTAACTTGAAGGCGAGTAGCGTAAATTACGGCGCGTGCTTCGTTGGTTATCCGAGGTAAATGTGAGCGTTCGAAGGTGCCGGCGTATTCCGCTAATTTCTCGTTTACTTTCGTTTCACTCATCGTCTAACCACCGCCGCCGTTACGCTTGTAGCCGAGGAAAAGTCGACCGCTACGTTTTCTCCGAAGAGAGCGCGCGGGAACGGGCCGAGTACGGCTGTCGCACCGGCTGCAACCGACTTAACTTCGTCCTGTGTGCGCCCGTGCGAGCAAGGTACGGATAAGACCGTTACGTCGATCGAAGATGCATCATCGTTTTTGACGAAGAGATAATCGTTGTTACTGTTCGGAAATACGTTCCCTTCCGTGCCGTCAACCGAGTCGAATACGACGTCTGCTCCGCTTAATTCCGAGTCTGTAATCGTAAGTTGTGTACGTGCCAAAGAATCACCTCCGTTTCATTTACCGTCTGTCTGCGCGTTTCATGATTTTAAACGATGATCCCGAACGTTCCGATTTCTTCTGCGCGTACTTTGTTTGTAATGTGTTCGCTAGTTTTCGGTATTGTTCAGATATCATCGATTTATCTACTTGCTCATTTCCGTCGGAAAACGAGAAGTAATACGCCGTTCTTAACGCGATTTGACCTGCTCCGTCTGCTTCGGCGTACAGCAAAATCAACGTGATATCATCGGTAAGGACGTTCTCATTAGCGGCATATCCGTGCTCGTTCATCGCCGTTAAAATCCATTCGTCTACGTCCGACGAGTCTACGTTGGGAACGTCCTTAAACCTCGTTAATAGACGCTGCGATAGTTCGGTTTTTGTCGCCATGATTACGTCCTCCCGAGTTTATTTATTTTCCGGCTTGGCTTTCGGCTTTTGTTTAGGTTGCTTCGGTTTTTCAGGCTCCGGCTTCGGTTCCGGTTTTGGCTCCGGCTTAGCAACCTTTTTCGCATAACCAATCGCCTCTAAATGCTCAGCCGACTTTTCATCGATTTCGATTGTTTCGCCAGGGCCGTGTCCATCCACATAAGCCCCGACGATTTCTACTTTATCTTTCGCCATTTATTCGTTCCTCCTTCGTTACTTACGGCGTATATACGTCAGCGTGGAAAATGTAATCCGGACGCTCAACCGCAGGGAATCCGGCAGCTACAGAACGTAGGATAGATTCGATTGGCTCGTCTTTATCCTTCGCGGTTAGTACGATGCCTGGTTGGAAGTTATTTTCGACGGTTGGGCCGAATAGGAAGTTACCTACGCCTTCCGAAAGCATAACGACTCTCTCTGCTGGCATAAATTCGATTTCCTCGTTTTGACCGGAGTAAATGTCTTTAACTGTTACTTTACGCTCAGTTACGATTTGAATCGGAGGCAAGCCGAATCCGCCTAGAACTTCGTTCAGTTCCGCTTGACTTACGCGGGTAGAACCTTCCGGACGTCCTGCTTCCGTTACAATTACGTTGTTACGCAAAAGTTTCGCTTGTGCTTCGCGAGACATAAGAATAACGGACGGTGTTTGACCGGTGGACGCTTCATACGTCTCAACCCAATCGAGCAAGTCGCCGATTACGTCGCGGGAAGTTTCGTCCCAATCAGCACCGGAAGACAACGCGACTTTATGTTCGGCTGGAACGCCAAAGTCAACGTTTACTTTTACGCCGTTTTTGTTATACGAGAATTGACCTTTCGCGAGCGCCTCCATTTTAATTACGTTAACACGACGGTTAAGCGCTTGAACGAGCTCAACACCGCGAATCGTTAGACGGTCAACCATCGATTGTCTTTCCGCGTCGTTACGTGCTTGGTTAAGGTGTAATAGCTCCTCTTCGGTCGCGATGTATTTCAGACCCATTTTCGCGATTTCGCCCATTTTAGAAGCAACCGCGTCACGGTCAACAACGGGAGGTTCGGAACCATAGCCGATCATCGCACCGATGTATTTGTTCTCCTTAATGATGTCGTAAGCGAACGTGTTAGAGAAGATTTGGTCGTTTGGTAAAAAGCGATCTCCTAGCGTTGGTACTGCGTCCTGTACTGTTTCGTCCACCAATCCACGTAGTGCCGGTTCTTGAAACTCTTTGAAATGTTGTATGCCTGCCATTATAAATTCCTCCTAGTAATTTTTCGTTTTTAAATATTTGTGGCTGAATGCAATTAATTAAATGTGTTTTACATATCTGATGCGATCTTTTGTCTCGGTCTTGAAAGCGTCTGTCACGTTCGAAGGTAGTTTAGCGTCGTAAACTGAACCGCGGAAAATAACCTCGCCTACAACTACGTCGTTTGTTCCGTCTACTTCTACGTCAATGTTCAAAATCGTAAATTCGTCGTAACCGCTCGGTACAGCGCCGGTGTCGTCTGCGTACTCCTCGAATTTTCCGGAAGTTGTATTACGCATAATTGCCGTACCTACTTCCAATGTTTTAGCGCCAATTGTTGCGGCGTCTAAGGTCGCGCCTGCCTCGATGAATTGTAAGTGTTCAGACGCAAGGATGTTCTTTCCGCCTTTGAATGATGTTTGGCTAGTTTGTAGAGTGTAAGCCATTTAAAATTCCTCCTAGTTTTTATTATTTTGCGAGCCTTTGATCTTTCCGCTCGCTTTTAAACGTTGATAAAGCGACTTGCCCTCGTCTTGCAAATCGGTCGGCTCCGGCTTCGGTTTACTGCCGTTGCCTGCGTTAGGATCTGCGTAATTTTTCTTCGGTGGAATGTCTTGTTTAAGCTGATCCAACGCCGATTTCAATTCCTCGTCTGTATCCCCGTCGAGATACTTTCGGTACCTTTCCGCCTGTTCTTCGCTGTAGCCGGCCTTTGCGAGCATAGCGTCCTTTTTCGCGTTGAGTGATTCCGCTTTGAAAGCGTCCAACTCTTCGCGGTATCTATCCGCCAGCTCCTTGTACTGTTCTTGCTCCTCGAGCTTTTTGCGCTCCGCCTCATCGCGCTCTTTCTGGATAGCCTCGTCGCGTTTCTTACGTTCGCGTTCGAGCCTTTTCCGAATCTGTTCGTCTAACTCCGCCTGTGTGAATCGTTTTTCTTCGCCTTCGGTTGCTTCCGTTTCTTCTTCGGTATTATTTTCCGACTCCTCAGTCGTAGGTGGTGTTTCGGAAGACTCCGGGTTAGTTTCCTCGCCTTTTTCGGCGAAATGTTGCAGGTTTAGTCGTAGTAATTTCGTATCCATAATAAAACTCCTTCCGCTTTTTAAGCGTGTAATATCTCCGGAAGTTTAACGCCGTTCCGTAAGGCAATTTTTACGCGGTTTGGACTATCCCGTCACCTTTACACGTATTACAAGTAACTTCTCTACCTTGGTTGTCACTATATACGGTTCCGGATCCTCCACACTCTGGGCAGATTTTCTCTTGTTCGGTTGTTTCGCTAGAGGATCCGCTCGTCTTTGACGGACTGCCGCCTTGATTTCCGTAAGGATCGCCACTAGCTCGATCTTGCATGCGCTCCTGTTCGATTTCTGCTTTCTTCGCTTGTACATTATCTACACCTGCGCGTTGCATTCCTCCGGCTTGAGATTCTAATCCCATTCCGATTTCTTCGCCTAACAACTCGACGAGTTCTTTACGGTTATCCGGCAATGGAAGTACGAATTTCATTTCGTTTGTATAATCGGTTATACTCGAAACTTCCGTCTTGTCATACGCAAAGTTGTTCTCGGCAGTTCGCGCTTGGAGATAACGGACTGATTTTTCGTGGAGCTCCGAAAGCTGATAGCCCCAAACGTGCCAATGTTCTTCGGTGTCCGTGATGATGTCGTGGAAAAGGACTTGTAATGCCTCACCGTTTAGTCCACCGAAGTTCAACTCCTGTGGTACAATTTGTGGTAAGCCGGAGACCTCATGCATTGCGCCTTTCACTCGCGCGTATTGGTCTTTAAATGCGTCCTTCCAACGGAAACTCGATTCGACCTTTTTAATATCCGGTGATTGTCCTTCGTAATTTCCAGTCGCTTCAAGTACGGAGCCTGGCGCAACCTCCATTTTGTCGGCGGTTCCTTCCGGCGCGTTTAGTACGGCGGTCATCGAAAACATTTCGAATTTCATCGAGTCGATTGCGTCCTCGTTCATCTGGTTAAGAACGTCGTTTTGTTCGCGTAAATCTGAAATCTCGCCTTCGCCGGTTTCTTCGCCTAATAGATCGTTCACCGGAAAAGTAACAACCGGAATAAAATCGATGCCCATCGGAGAATACGGCGTGATTTCCTCGAGTAATTCGAGGTCATCCTGGCGGTATACGCCTTCTTCGAGGTAACACCCGCCGTCTTCTTCGATGCGAAACGTCTGCTTCTGAATAGCGCGGATTTCTTCGCCGTCTGGCGCTTCGACGATTTTCTGCCGGACGAAATGAGCCGCGATTAAGTCCTCGAAATCATCGTCGGAGAAAACCGGGATGAACTCGGTGTCAGGGCGCCAAATCCAACGTAATTTCCCTGTCCGCTGATTAAATACGATCTTACATACGACTCTATCCGCGATTAACCGGTCACGCGCCGCTTGTATCAATTTCGAGCGCATCTTGTTTTCGTCCCATAACCGATAAAGCAACCGTTCGTAAGCGTCCGCCTGGTTATCTACGCGTTTTTGTTCGGGAGACGGCGTGTAACCTTCGGCCAACCTCGCCTCCTGCGAATCAACGTCTTTACGCGGAACCTGGATGCCGTGTTTTCCGCCCATCTGCCAACGTGCTTTACGGTCGATAATCGCCTTGAAATAATTCGTTGCATAACGCGTTGGGTCGTAATCTAATCCGGCGGGACGTTCTAACTCCGTCGCTTTAACGAGTCGGCCGGTTTTCGGGTCGACGTGCTGCTTACCGTCGTAATATTCGTAGTTTTCGAATTGCGTCCGGAGCCTTTCGCGTGTTTCCGAGCCTAGCGATTGATCGAAGGCGTCGAATAGAAGGTCGTCCATCGTCTCCGGTGCTAGTAAATTGTAATCAGCCATGTATTTCGTGAATCTCGCGATTATGATCGCCTCCTTTCGTGAGTTTGGTTGCTACCGCCGCTTGCTACCGCATTCTCTTACGTGACATCCGGACAACGGCGTCGTTTGCCTTGCTCGCGGAAACGGCCATTTCCACCGCGTCAATTACGTCGTCATGCGCGCCTTGTCCGTACCGCTCGAATTGCTCGAGCATTAAGTGATGTTTGCGGGAAAAGCGAATAGCCCCGGACTCTATCCGAGGTAACATCGTTTCTATACGTAGCTCTTTCCGCGAGCGTTGATGGACTTTCTTTACGCGTGTATGAGCCGGATAACCTTCCGCCGTTAGCCGCGTTTTGAGCGTTTCGACGAAAAACTCTTGCGCTGCTTGCGCTTCTGCCGCGATTATGTCCGGTTGATATTCGAGAACCTTTTCGACTATATCGTCGATGAATTTGTCGGGGAGTACCCGTTCACCGTACGTATCAATTACGTTATCGATATCCTTTTCGCGATGGTGTGCGTTAATTGCGATAGCGGAGTAATCACCGCGTTCTTTACCGAGCGCAAAGTCGATACCCATCGAGAATAAATAACCCGCGTGAGTAAAGTCGGATTTCGTTTGGTGTTCGTCCCAGTACGTAAAGTGCTCCGGATTAAAGATCATCGATTCCTCGTCGACCGGATTATTCATATACTCCGTGTTAAACGCTTTAGATCCGTTATCCCATTTCCACTCCATAAGCTCGAGAATCGGCTTTACTTCCGGCCACAAAACCTTAACGCCTTTTAACATTTCGTCCTCATTTTCGTGATAGAATTGCTCGGCGTCTTGCTTTCGGTTTTTGTTGTCGCGGTCGATGTAAATTTCTCGGCATTGTTCCCATAAGTCCGTTCGTACTGGGTGCTCAATAATAGCTTTATAAATTCGTGACTCGAAATCTGAACGGTGGTGTAGAACCTGCATTAACAACGCTTCCCAATGAACTGTCGTACCCATGTAGACGAACGCGGTCTTTTTACCTTTCGGATCGCCTAACGGCATAACCGTTTGCGAAAACCAATCCTTTAGTTTCGCCCGTTGTTCCGGCGTACTTGCGTTTCCTCCTGGGCGGGCGTCTTCTAAGTCGTCCATGACTATAAGCGAAGGTCGTGAGCCGTTCCAGTTTCGTCCACGCAACGCCTGCCCGGTTGAAGCCGCCTCAACTAACGAAAGTTGCCGGCGTTTTTCTCCGGTGGAATCGAGGTGCCACGCGATAAATGACTCGGAGTTGTCTTGTATGTTCGATTGATCTTTCGGTGACAACAACGGCCCGAAGTCTGCGCGTAGTTTCTCGTTAAACTTCATCTGATTACGGATCCATTCCATGTTACCTTTCGAGACGTTCGGCGTTTCCGAGATAATGATGATGTACTTGCGGAGCCGGTAAACGACCTGGTGTACCGGAAAGTTTTTCGATAAGTACGTTGATTTCGCGTGCGAACGCGGAGCAGCAACCGCAACCTTCGCGTTTACTTTTTCCGTGGAAACCTCGTTCATAATCCCCGCTATTTCTTCGTGAAAGCCGGGCGCTTCCGATTTATCCTCGATGTCAAAGCCGTCCCAGTTACCTTCATTTCCGGGGTTTCGTGATTCCGAGAAATATTCGATGGCAAACTCGAGCTGGTCGTCCTTGCAGCGTTCAACCCGTTCGAGCTTCGACCAAACGAGGAAATTTTCCTGCGCTTCGGGCGGCCAATCGCTCGGGTCTGCGCCGTATTCTACTTCGTAGGTTTCGATGAGTTCCGTGTATAAAGCGAGCATTTCTTTGCGTTCTTCGTCGTATAGCCAACGTTGGTCAACCCAAGCGATCGTAACCACCTCCGTTTCTTTCGTTGATATTTCGCTTGACTTTCGGCTCTCCCCGTTATATACTGAATGCAACACAAATTACGAGGGAGTTGTTTTCCGTGAATATCGTAGAACCCATACGTGACACCGCCGATATTGAGCGCATGAAAAAAGAGCTAACACCCGGAAGAGATCGGTTACTCTTCATCATCGGCATTAACTCGGGACTCCGGATTTCCGACGTCCTACCACTACGCGTAAAAGATGTCCGCGACCAAAAAGCGATTACCGTCCGCGAAGGTAAAACGGGGAAAACCCGGACGTTCGCGCTTAACCAGGCGATTCAAACCGCTGTTAGCGAAAACATTCCGGCGGATGAGCCGGACGATAACCTCCTTTTTCCGTCGCGTAAAGGAAACAAGCCGATTACACGGACGACTGCTTGGCGGATTCTGAATACCGCGGCCGAACGAGCCGGCGTAGAAAAGATCGGGACACATTCACTTCGAAAAACGATGGGATATCACGCGTACCAAAACGGCGTCGACCTTACGGTTATTCAAGCGATCCTTAATCACGCCAGTCAACGCGAAACTTTGCGGTATATCGGCATCGTCCAAGACGACATCGACAACGTATTCAACGCGATTAACCTGTAGCTTCGCCCGGACTACGTCCAGCTTACGTCACATTTCCGTTTTAAAGCGGGCGTGTGGCGTTTTTGTTCGTTTAGAGGGCGTAAGTACCCGATAGGCTACAAAACGGCTTAGAGGCGTTAATTTTGCGGGAATACTACGTGATTACATCGTCAGGGTTCCGTCGGCTACGGGAGTTGCGTATAATGTGCGTATCAGGTACGTTGAGAGGACGGAGGTCAAAGCGAAAATTTGATTCGCGGATTTTAGAGTCGCCCGGCGGCGGCCCGGCGGTTTCGACCCGCCCCCGCCCTTTTTCGTCCGACCGTATACGCATGCAATACTCCGCATAAGCGACTCTCTATGAGTGTGTTGCATTCACCGCAAGATCCCCGTCATATCAACGCGTAATTCCTCCGTAAAATCCTCCGCATAATATGCAGGGGAATAATCCGCGCTATGACAGCGTTATTCCTCCGCAAATCCTGCATAAAATTCCGTATAAACGCCACGCCAAATCCGCCAAAGTGTTCGGGAGGGCGCGCGTCTAGTGGGCGTTGCTGATAAATCCGGTCAACACACGTCACTACCGCTTGCTACGGCGTACACTATATCCGTAACATATCCGCTTTCCTTCCTATTATATGTGCGCCATATATCACGTATAAGCGGTACTTCGTATTCCGCTACCTATTCCTCGTCATTATTCCGCTGCTTGAACCGAGCTAACTCCGCTCTAACTGCGTCCGTGTTCGCCTTCTCTTCCTTCGTATTAACTTCGTGCTTTTCCGTAAGTAAACCGAGGCTCTGCATAAACGTACGGTACATGGCCGCGTTACCCTCGTCTACAATATGATCCGGAATAGAGCGCATTACTCTCGGTAAGTCACCGACTGCTGCCCGCATAACCTGACGCTTAAGCTCGTCGTTAAAGTCGTCCTGGCTGCGCCATCTCCTCAGCGTACTAACGTCACATCCGACCTTTTCCGCCACTTCCTCGTACATTAAGTCCGTTTCCGTCAATAATGCGATAGCTGCGTACTGCTTCTCGTTCAGTTTCTTCGCCATTTGCGTTAACCTCCTTTCCGTTCCGATTTATCTCCGAAAGTACAACCGTCCTCAGGCGTTACGTATATCGCACTATATTCGTAATCATCCTCGTCATAACCGAACAGTTTCGTACAAAAGCCGTAATGTTCCTCGTAAAATACGCAGTCCTTACATCGGACTAGCTCGTTTGCCTCCGGTTTGTTTGCGTTTGTGTTCGCCATACTAAAACCTCCTCCTTCGCTATACCTACGATCTTATGTGACGCCCATTCATCGCCAGGTTGCGTAGTATCCTCCGTAATGGACGTTAATCGGACGGCACGTTCTCCGTCTGGCTTGTCGTTCAACTTACGTGTCATATGTCCGTGCCTCCTTCGGAATGATTAAGTTCAAGATGTTCTAAAAACGTTTCTTACGTCATACCACGATTGACCTTGCGTTAACATCTCTTCGTATTCTTCGTGCCTCTTAACGTCTTGTATACGGTACTCAAGCGTGTTATATCGAACACCTAAAGCAGATTTTCCGTAGGATATAGCGTAGTCATCTTGGTACAATCCGTCAGTAGATTCTGCGTTTAACGCGCGTGCTTGGTCGGTTGTATCAACGACAATGAGACGGTTCACAAATTTCGCCATTGCTCGGTCCACCTCCGTTAATATTAAAGTTGCAGCGCGCTTACCTTTTCTTTCTTTTTAGCGCCACTTTTTCTTTCTTTTGGTCAACTTCTTTGGCGTACTTGACACCCTTTAAATAATCCCTTGCCCTTTATCACGTTATCTTTTACGTTTGTAACGAACTTCTCGTAATTAGCCTATTGGAAGCGAACTCTGCTTCCCGGAAACAACGAACGTAAGTGAGTAAGTTTCCAAGGGGTTTCCGTACTTTCTCTTTTGCTTCGCTATTACTATTCTTTTTAATTCGTTCTCTTTAGTTCGTTCTTATTACTGAGCCTGATCGGGTACATGACGTGTGCCTCCGCAGGTACATGACGTGTGCCTGATCGGGTACACGGGAACTTTACCCGCTACCTTTCCGTCTGTACAACGGAAGATAAAATAGCTTCTCGCGGCCTGCGTGGTATTCTTTCTTCGTCTCCATCAGGCCCTCTGCGCGAAGGATCTCGGTAAGCCGCGTATATCTGTTCCGTTTGATGCCTGTATCACACTCGATCTGCGTCTGATTCGGAAACGCCCACATATATCGTTCGCCACCGCTCTCACCGTTCACATACGCCTGTAGATAGCCGTATAAGATTACGCAAGCCTGCGCTGTCCTGGCGTCGTACTTCTCTTTTATCTCCGGTAATATTTCGCGATACAGGACGTGCGGCGTAACCGCGTAGCCTCCTTCGCGTAATACCTCCGCCTTTTCTTGGGCGGCTTTTTGCGCTAATTGCCGGTAGTTCTCTTCCATATCTTATTCCTCCGTTACTGTTGTCGTAATATACTGTCGAGGGCCAACTGGCCGTTAATTTAAGGTTGTGCTTAACTTTTCTCACGCTTCCACTCGGAAAGCACGCCGGTTAACTTGTCCGTTTGCTTAAAGAGCCAGAATTTCTTTCCGGTTTTCTCGTTTAATCCAACGCAAATAAAACGCTCGCCTTCGTTCAGCAAGCGCCCTTTTAAGCGCGGAGAGTAACAATAGAAATACTGTTCGTTCATTCGTAATCCCTCCGTTTACTATTTATGCGAACTCCCGATCACTTCAACCGCTTGCATAACGTCGACTGTCTCGTACGCCTTATCGACCATTTCGGCTGTCACGCCGTAATATGTGCCGAGTGTTTTGTCGTCCAATTCGTCTATGATTCGGATATCGTACGTCGTATTAATCGTGATTCACCACGATCCTAGCCGGACCACTCGTACGGAATGCCCGCTCTTGCCCGTCGAAAGCGTCCGCGTAATGGACGACAATATCTCCGTGAGCTGCACGCTCTTCATCGACGCCTTCTCGCTGCGCTAATTCGTCCGCTAACTCTGCGGTTGAGTACCGGCTTATGTCACGCGCCTTTTGCCAAAAGTACTCCGCAGTACCTGGCGGTTTTGTTTCGCTCGTCAGAACCTCGAGCGCGCGTTTGTAATCGCTCAAGTCCGTAGCTTTACCCGCCTCTTCAACGTCCTTTAACGCCCTCGCAGCCGCTTTTGCTTCGCGCTGTACCGCTTTGAGTCCGGTTAGGGCCTCGGAGCAATCGAGGTCCACCGTAAGCTCTCCGACTGATTTCCGCTTTGACTCCGGAGGCTCGGTCGATAGGAGGTGCGTATAGTAGTACGTTCCGTCCGATAGCCAGACGTTATAGTCGCCTTCTTGCGCGAGTATTCGATTACCTTCTCGTTTAAGTACCTTAAGTAATTCTCTTCCGCCTCTTCGTACGACAAATCCGCGCGCATTGTTTTCTGCCGCCATTTTCGTCAGCTCCTTTTCGCCTTTCGGCTCGATTTAATTCGTCAAATTTTCGCAAAGGAAAACGCCGGCCGTTAAGCCCGCGTAATTTTACCTAAATTTCCCTTACATTCTTTAATACCCAACGTTTTTAGGGTAAATACAGGGTTTCTCCGAAAAATTCCTTTAAATCTTCTTCGTTTGTCCGGTATTTTCCGTATATTCCGTGGAACTCGTAGTGGCATGGCTCGCACAATGTAACGCCGTTGTCGGTATCCATCCGTAATTCCGGATAGTCTGCGTAGTTATGAATATGATGGGCGTGCATTATTCCGGCCCTGCGGTCACACATCGGATTTTGGCATCGGTATCTATCGCGCTCTTTAACCGTAGCCGCCCATTGCTGAACGCCGTCTCCTCTGCCTTCGCTATTCTTTCGCTTATCAATCGGCGAAGAAGGGTCGGTAAAATACGTAGTAACAGGCTGTTCCTCGTTTATTTGGTCGTATTCATCGACTTCCTTAGTTACCTGCGCCTTTAATGTTACCTTATTACATTCCGGGTACATGCTAATATCCTCTCTCATAATAAGTAACTTATCGATTTCTTCCTTATGAAATGGAACCTCATAACGTTTTGATTCATTTCTTTTATTACCGCCGTTCTTTCTCCGATTCAATTGAGATTCACTAAGAATAGGGTATTCTTCACGTTTCATTTTACCAGGACTAGAGTTAGACAACGTTTCGTGCAATAGTGCGTCCGCCATCTTCTCAAGGAAATAATCAGCCGGATAATCTCCGTGGTCGTCGTAGTATTGCTCACACATCTCGTGAGATAAAAATCCTCGGCTTTCCGGAGGTTCTTCGTGAAGGTGCTTAACAGCTTTTCGAAATGAAACGTCGTAATCATTCCTCTTCTTTAATGACAACATTAAGCACCCCTTCCGTCCTACCTTTAATAAAGTCGTTATACCGTTTTCTCATCGCTTTGTTATGCGCTTTATGTCTACGATCCATAAAAGAATTTTCGTATTTAGTACGTTGCCTACGTGTTCCCCTCGATACCCTCTCGGACTCCTTGTCGATAGCGGTGTCTTTCGTGTCCTTAGACGTCCTTTTATCTATCATCCGGTCGCTCATAAACGGATACTCCGCGTTGGCTATTTTATACGCGGTTGGATCACGTAATTCTTCGTCTAGCATCAAGTCGGATAGTTGATCGAGGAGTTTTTCGTCTCTCATTCGTACATCTATCGGAGTTTTATCCGGATTTAGGCTGTCGATATGTTCCGCGTGTGCTAGCGCATATTCCTGCGTAGCCCTGTCGATAAGTACCGCTCTTTCCTCTCGAGTAAGTAATCCCGATTTTGTGTCGTGTTTTATTTTCGTTAATTGTTCGTTTAGTTTTTCGTTGTAATTTGCCGTCATTACTCCGCCTCCAATTCGTCTTTTGCGTCCTTGTGCCCCCATTGCTCGTACACTTCCGCAATCTTATCAACCGCACGCTCGTACGTTTCAATCACCGTCTGCTGACTCACGCCCATCCGCTCACCTGCGGCAACCTGCGTCATGTCCTCCTCGTAAATGTAGCGAAGCGCCTCCGCCTGCCTACCGGTTAGCTTCGCTTTCTCAACCGCCCGCTCAAGATCGAGGAGTATGTCGGTTGCCTCGAAATCGCCCGCGTACTTTTTCGCCTGGAAGGCCGGGTAGTTGCGGAGGAGGCGTTTCGTCTTTTGCGTATAGTCTTCCGTTTCTTCGCTATTGTCCGTCATTTAATCGCTCCTCTTACGTATATTTCGCTTGACTTTCGGGTAAACTCGTAGTAACATGTCGTTAGATATTCGCTGTATTAACGTAAACAGACCGGCTATGAAAGGATTGAATACGATGCCATTCGAATGGATCTCGAACGATGCGCCCGCTTTCGTCACACTCGACCGCGAGCGGCGCTTTTATTTCAACGCGACCACGCAACGCCAGCTGGGTCTCCGACCGTACGACGCCGTATACATCGCCTACGACTCCGATCAAAAATTGCTTGCGGTGGCCTCGGCGGAAACGTCGGAGCAATCGGGGTTGAGTCCGTATCCGCTCGACAAACGGTGCTACGCCTCCGCCCGGCAATTCGTGAAATATTACGCATTTGCCGCAGGACAGGCGCCACACAAGTTCGAGTATATCGGAAAGGGCGTAAAGGGCGCTCCGAAGAATGCGTTTATCTTCCGCCTGGTGCAGGGCGCTTAACTTTCGTCGGTTAGGCGTCTTTTTTTTGCGTTATACTTTCGCTAATCTTCCGCGGGCGATTTCGTTATAATCCTCGGAACAATCGATATGAATGTACTGGCGGTTATTTAGCGCGGCCATCTTCGCTGTAGTTCCGGATCCGCCGAACGGATCTAGTACGACGTCACCTTCGTTTGACCACGTAATTATATGATCGTTCGCTAGTTTTTCCGGGAAAATTGCCGGGTGTTTGTACGCCTCTTTGTCCGTTGTTGACTTATTACATCCGGTAGATATACGCCAGATATTATTCCTCACGCCGAGCGGTTGGAGTAAGTTCTGCTTATTGTGTCGCTTTGTTTGCCCGTCTGCTGTACGATAATTACCTTTTATATGCTTACGTCCATTCGCGTGCTTATTCGGACGGTCTTTGATAAGATTAATCGTTTTTGGACGGCTTTTACTAAATACGAACATATACTCGAATATTTGATTGTACCTTGTTTTATCCGGAAAACTGAGGCTATCCTTCTCATAAATCATCGTATCGTGCAAACGGAAACCGGCGTCTATGAATTTTAAGGCTTGGCGGAAAGACATTCCACTTTCGGATCCTTTGACTGTCTTATCTCCGACCACCCAAACAACCACTCCACCTTCTTTTGTAACTCGGTATAGCTCACTGACCAACCCGTCGAAATCTAATGAAAAGCCGTTGTACTTACGTAAGTCTTCGTATGGAGGGCTAGTAACCGTAAGGTCGACGTATCCACCCTTCATTGTCCGCAGTACATCAACGTTATTACCCGTTATAATCTCGCTCATTCATCGCCCTCCTTCGGATTTTCCTTCCTCTCTAAATATTCCGTAGCAAACTCGATATATTTCGTTGCCTTGGCAAGGTCTTCACTCGGCTCAGCGTGCTTGTACGGCGCGCGGGCCAAATATTTCAGCGCGTTTCCTACGCACATTCCAACGAAACCATCGTCGTAACCCTGCGTGATTTCCTCGATAATTTCGATCGTTTCGAATTTTGACCGGGTATAGTGCGAAGGTTGCGAAACTACGTCGGGGGTTCCCGGTTGTCCGTATTCGATTATTCCGCAATGCTCCTCGTAGACAAACGCCGCCTCGCCTTCGCGTTTATTCATTTCGTGCTTTACGAAAAACCCGAACTTGTCTCCGTGGAGCGAACGCTCTTTTCCTCCGATTGTCTCGTAAATTTCGCCTTCTTTATAAAAACCGAAAGATTCCGTAATCCTAATCTCCATCCTATACGCACCCACCTTTTCGGAAATATTCGGCCTTCGCCGCGTCGAACTTCCGTTTGCTCTCCGCCTGCTCCTTCGCGACTGCCTCCGCTAAGGATTCCGGCTGCGTTCGTTCATCGAGCGTAATAATGTCCTTCGAATTATCCTCGGACAAATCCCGCGCATGTTTCGCCTGATACTTCGCTTGTTCGGCCACTTGCGCGAACGTCTGCAGGTCGCGGCGAATTGCGTCATTTTCGTCGTTATAGTTGTCAATTACGCGTACTTTCTGCTCAAGCTCCGCCACTCGCCGGACTAAATTTGCGAAGAGCTGTTCGGGGCTGGCTGGCGCGGAGGATTGCGGCGGGGATTGCGCCGGCTCAATCGGCTCGAGTACGGTATACTCATCCGTCCGGCAATACGGGTATATTCCTCCAATTCCGTCGACAGGCGTACTACTTACGAAATCTCCGAAGGATTTAACCTCCGTTACTTCGAGAATTCTTCCGCGATGGTTTGGGTGCGTAATGATAATCCGCTCACCTACGTCCGCCTTCCGGTCGGTTAAAGCGTAGGTTTCTCCGGGGCTTCCGTCCGGTTTAGGGACGCGCACGTTGCCGGTCGGGGCGAGTTTTCTCATACGTGATTTATCGAAATAAAAAATTCCGTTAAGTTGATATTCAAGTGCGGTAACGTAAGTAACTTTGCTGACGGGGCCTTCTAGTGGATCGTAAACGTAATCGCCTACGCTCGCTTCTCCGCCAACCTCCGCGTACTCCCGCTCAACCTTCAGCTCATCGTCGTAAATGTAATGCTTCTTCGTCATATTTTCGTCCACCTTTCGTTATTTTAGCACCGTAACCTCCACGTCCTGCCTTCCGAAGTCTAGTGCATCCTGTTTATCCGCCATTAAGACGTCTATACGTTCGCCCCGAATTGCGCCGCCTGTGTCCGCGGCTATACCTTTAATCACGCGACCGCCTCCCGTTTCAATCCGTAACTCGCTACCTAGCGGAATCTCAGCCGGATCTACCGCAATTACGCGCCGTCCGTCGTGTTTGACCGTATTGCTTACGTCGATTCCCGTCGCGGTTACGCCTATGCAACCGGAATCACAAAAGGCTGTGTACGCCGTGGCTTCGAACGTTTGCGCGGGAGTTACATCGTTGTTACCGCTGTTACCACCAGAACCTGCGCCATTAGCGTCAGGATTATCGCTAGTAGTAACGTGAGTATCCGTAGCCTCAACCTCGGCTTGCTCCGCTTGTTCCGCCGGTAATTCCGCCTCATCCGGTTGTCCGACGAGCATGAGCGCGGTGAGCACGGGGAGAAAGGGCGTCATTGCGTGGCCCCTTCGAAAAACTGCTCCGTCCACGGCTCGACTTCCGTCACGGCTGCTCGAACTGATTCCGCCAAGTCCGCAATTTCCGACTGTGCTCCGTTGCCTTTACGCCGTTTTGCGTAAAAGGACAGCAACGCGGTAAGGTTAGCCGTCATTACGAGATTACATGCGGTGGCGTTCGGCAATACGGCGCGGGCATCTTCCGGAGGTACGCCGGCTTCTCGAAGCCAATCGTAGTAGAATTGCGCTTCTTCCATCGCAGATTCAAATATATCTTCCGCGGACGTTTCCGTATCTAACCGCGCCATTGATTCGCTCTTAAAATTCGGCTTATACGTCTTATGCCTCGTTTTCTCCGGTACAACGTAATTCATTCCGCCTGATTTATTCTCGCTCCCGAGCTTGACGTACCTTTGCGACTGTACGCTGAAAGAGAAACCGACTCTATGGCGAGTCAGTTGAGCCAACAACGCCCGACTCACGCCTTCAATAGCGAAGGTGAACGATATATGCTCGAGGGTGCTAGTATGACCGCTCTTTACGATATGGCGGAACAAACGGTCAGCGTCCGATCCTTTTCCGCCGTCTGACGCCTGTTTGCCGAAGTATTTTCCGCCTTCTTTCGGAATAACCTCCGTCGGTTTGTTCGGGGAATAACACGTACGGATGGCGGTAAGTGCGACCGCTTGGCCGTCGGAAGCTCCGAGTATCTGCAAGTCTGTGTCAATTTCATCTAACTTACCGCTCAAATACGAATGGAAATCGTCGCTCAGTTGCGTATGTGCCATTAATGTTACATTCATCGTAGTTTCCGCCAAGCTATCGCTCATAGTCAATCGTCCTCCCTTTCGAATTTGTCCGCGAGTTCTTCGTCCGGCCAATTGTCCTCGGATTCCTCCGTATTCCTTACGCCCGAGCTTCCGTAGCCACCTTCGCCTCTATCCGACTCATCCAACGTATCAACTTCGACGAACGTTGCGGAAGCAACCGGCGCGAGGATGGCTTGGGCTATGCGTTCTCCTTTGCGGATATGGTACGAACAATCTACCTCGTCATCCTTCGCCATCCTAGAGCTTATTCCGTCCGTATATAGCACGATATCTTCCGTCGTAGGGAAATCGTGATCCTGCGCCACATTATCCATAATCACGCCGACCTCTCCCTTAAAGCCAAAATCCACCGTACCTGGCGCGTTTGCTACGCGAAGTTTCGTCCTCGCAGAAATGCCGGAACGCGGCCGGATTTGCCATTCGTAACCCGCCGGAAGCTCGACGGATATCCCCGTTTTAATGACGGCGGTATCTCCAGGTTCAATCACCGTATCTTCTACCGCGTACAAGTCCGCGCCGGCGTCGCCTTCGTGGGCGTACGTTGGGATGATGGCGTCCGGGTGTAACTTGCGTATTTTGACGCGTTGCTTGCTCGGCGGGTTTAATAGCGCGCGTGCCTCCGCCAACCTTAACGAATAGTCATCGTCCATTTTCGGAGAGCCTAAGTCCATGTCCGCTAAAAAGCGCGCTAATGCTTCGGCAGATTTCGTTTGTCGTCCGCTCATTTAATCGTCTCCTTTCCGTTCGTTCCATTTCATCGCTAATACCCGGGCATTGTCCGTCGTAATATGAAGGAACGTGCTCGGCTGGAATGCGCACTTTCTATTCGCGCATTCAATGACCGGCTCATCTAACGTCCACCTCATCGCGGGAGGTTTTCCGCAGAACGGACACGGCTTTAATGCCGGAATAGTCATCGTACGTCCTCCCCGTGTTCCCACAACACGCCGTCTGCCGCGAAGTAAAATCCGTTGCGTTCCGCGATTTCCTCGACCTCCGCAAAGTCCGGTTCCTCCGGGGAAGATAGATACCGGAGGAGGTTGGCGAAGTCTTGGCGGGAAAGGTTGGTCTTTCGTACGTTTGTTTGCGTCATATTATCGTCTCCTTTTCGTTAAAATCGTCCTCACATACGCGCTTGATTCGGTGGCCGTGGATGTCCGGCTCATCTAGCGTAATCTGATACGGGTAAACTTCACTCGGAATATAGTCGGTGATTTCCGCCCAGCCTTCGAATAAGAACGTTGATACGTAAACTCTTTTCGCCCCTCCGCTCACCACTCGAGCAAGTCCGCCTTCGTCGCTAGTTCACCTCGGAAGTTGTGCGTTAATCCGACGACCTTTGCGTACGGCTCATTTCGGAAATGTTCGAGGTAAGGAACGAAGCCACTCTTCGCCGGATTCGGAAGGTCGCATTGTTTGTCGTGTCCGATCATAATAACCTTCGTCGATGAATGTACGCGGGTTAAAACCTTCTTCAAGTCTCCGCGCGTAAAATTCGCAGCTTCGTCGATTACCAACGTCGAGTCCTTGATATTCGACCCGCGCATGAATACGTGCGACTTCGCCGTAATCCACGTCTGCCGGTTGATGAGCTCCGGATTTTCTTCGCGGTAAATTGAAAATCGCGGATCTTCGCCTATTTCCGAAAGCGCATCGTACAATGGCGTCAGATACTTCGACTCCTTCTCCTCGAGCGAGCCGGGCGTTGCGCCGAGCTTTTGCTCCTCGACCGGGCTGAACGTGTATACTAACGGCTTTCCGAGGATTTTCGCCGCGCCGATGGCGAGCGTCGTTTTTCCGCTGCCCGCACCGGCGTTGACGATCGTAAGTTGATTATCGAAAATGGAATCGACGTAAATCCGTTGCTCGTCCGTCAGGTTGAGTCCGTAAAACAATTCGGCTGATTCCGGAAGTCCCATTCTATTCCGCCTCCTTTATATTTGCGTGCCTTTCGTCTTTCTACGTGTTATAGGCGTAAAACGCGAGAATCGTGCCGGTTATAGTCCGCATTTTTACCGAACCGGACATACGCCACCTTCGCAGCCGTCAGCGCCTTCTAAGTCCGAACCTTCTCCCGTTTCGTACCGCTCGAGGGCAGCCGGATCGAAGTCGGTCATCTTCGCCTTCATTTCGTCGTATTGTTCCTTCGTTATTTTCTCGTAAGGTGCGAGCTCGTAAGAACCTCCGTCCAATTGGAGGAATGATACACCTACGAAGTCGTCCCAATTATCGTACACAACGTCCTCAACTACACCCCATTCATCCGGCCGGACGGTAATCGTATTAGACGAGTTGTGCTCCGTATAATTACGTTGGAATGTAAAGTAGGTATCAAGTTGTTCCGCAGCAGGCACGTCGTCTTTCGTTCTTTCAGCGCCGGATTTAATCGGAAAGTCGATGACGAGCGTACGAGCGTTTGCAAGGCGTTCTTCGTTCGTTTCGCCTGGCGTACCTACTTCCGCATTTATCGTCCAACCTAAGTCCTTCGCGGCCTCGGTTAACGGATCATTCGCGCTGATTCGGATTCGGCGGATGTAGTACGGTGAATGCGAGTAATGCAATCCGCTCGATACGCCGCCTGCTACTTGCGAAATAGTACCCTCCGGCTTTACCGTTGTTACGAGTAACGGCGCATTCACGCGGAGTTCTTTCGCGTAGTCGTCGGCTGCTTTGCGCGCTTCGTATCCGAGCATATCGACGAGCGTTTTTTCGTAATCTATGGCGGTGAGTGAATCCGGAATATCGATTAAAGCGAGCGCATCTTTTACGCCAGTTAACGATGTTCCGAGTAGGCGGTCGCGTTGCTGTACTTCGTTCCAATGCGGAATTTCGAGGTCAACGAGGGTCATCCGTAAACCTGCACGTGCAGAATGGCGTTGAGCTTCCATAAGACCTTCCATATCCAATTGCCCGTCCTTTACGAATTCAACGAGGTTTACCGTCGTTAAGTTACATACGCCGTAAGAGTCAAGTAATATCTCGAAACATGGGTTTACACCTTCCGCGTTCGGTCGTCGTCTTTTCGCTTCCGCCGCATTTCCTAGTCCGGGTTCACCTTCCGCCTGCATTAATTCAAATACGAGATTCAACGTCTGCTTGCTCGGCTTATCTTCGAACCATACCGAATTGTTCGACATTCTCCGGTGGTGCAACGGCCTTGCGTTCGGATCCATCGTAGGCAGCTCGGCCAGTTTATTCGCTAACGCGTTTAACCCCGCCTTTTCTACGAGTCCGACGACCTTTTCGTGCTGCTCGACGTTCCATATTCCGTTAATTCCGTACTTTGCGAACATAGACTCGTAGTCGTCCGCGTCGAACAGAAATATCTCGGCCGTTCTTCGTACACCCCCAACGACCACGTTATTTCCGATTAAGTTTCCGATATCCAGGATATGAACCGGACGTAGTTTAACCTTACCTTCGCCCACCTTTTCCAACGGATCGAGCGAAGAATCAATTTCATTCCGGATTACCTTCGCGATTCCTTCGAACATTTCTTTCAACGGCTCATATCCGCTGGCAGTTCCGCCGAACGTATGCAGCCTCGCACCTTTCGGACGGATGTAGTCGTAGAAAATTCCGATTTCCTCGATTCCTTCGTACTCTGACTCGGTGTGCAAACGGAAGAATGTCCGGAGCGCCTCGACCCAACCTTCCTTCGAGTCTCCTACGTGAATGACCGCCTTTTTGCCTTCGTTAATTACGAATAGGTTCGTAGTGTCCTCTTTGACTAGCGGGTAGCGCTGCGTATATTCTTCGTGGATTACGTCGATGTCGTTACGAATAGGCGGAAGTTCTTGCGCGAATTGCTTCGTACATTTAAATCCGACGCCGGTGCCTACGAGGAGCAAGTAGAACAAGTCGCCTAAGTCTTCGTAGCTTCGGATGTTCGTATAGCTGCAGTTAAAATTAGAGAGCGGATATTTGTCGGCCACGCTTCCGTCTGCACCGCCCACCCAAAGTGTACGCCCCGATAGGAACTGGCGGAGGTTGAACATGTTATCGAAAAACTCCTCGGCCTCTTTGCGGAATCCATCGTAATCCACCGCATAGCCGATCTTTTCCGTATGCTTTACGCCGAGTTCTACGTTATATTCCGTCGCCCGCTTGACCGTCTCTTTCCACGTTTCTCTCCGACCTTTCTCCGGAAGGTAACGGGAGTAAGTCCGGTAGTATACGAATTTACCTAGTTCGTTCATATGCTCGGGAAAGTCCGCGTATTGCCCGAGAAATTCCTCCGTTAGTAGCTTCGATTCCATTTGCGTCATTTAATCGTCTCCTTTTCGGTTATAACTTGAAAAACTTTTCCGGAAATCCTCGTTTTCTTGGACGGATTTTCTCCGCTAAAATAGCAAACGCATTTAACACCATTATCACGACGTTAACGCCTGGTATTACGGTAAAAAGTATATCTATCGAGGTCGGCGTAATATTTTTAAATATGTGCGTGTGCATCCACCGTACCTGCCGCCAATTTATATACGCAGGCAGCACGTAAAACACCGCGATCAAAACGGTAATCGTCAGAAACTCGCTCATTCGTCGCCCTCCTCTCCGCCAAACTTTTCGAGCAACGCCCGCGATTCCGCAACCCCGCGTTCTGTCTCCGCGAGCTCCGCCTTAAGCGCCTGTACGCGTTCCTTTGCCGCCAAAAGATCGTACTCCAACTCGCCGCGCCTCCGTTCCTGGTGGCGTTCGATTTGCCGGAGTTGGGCGAGGAAGGTTGCGGAAAATTCGTTGTTTAATCGGGGCATGCGTTATTCCTCCTGTCCGATGATATCGTCGACTCTTCTTACTTCCTCGGCAACGTAGAAAATACGATATCCTTCTCCGCGTAATGTTTCGATCGCCTCATCCGGATTGCCGACAAGAAATGTTTTTCCGTCCGAGAATTCGAAACCTTCCTCTTTACCTGCGATTAAAAATAGTAAGTTTTTCATTTAACCATCCTCCTTATTCTTCTCGTAAAGACGTACGCTAATTGCGCCGAATACGTACGTTAATACCATCACCGTTAACATCTCCGGAATATAATCGACGAGTATCATTCGTCCTCCCTTTCCGTTTCGCGTACGACATCTACGCCGTCTACCTTCGTAAACGCCAGCGCCATTAATCCGCAAGCCGCCGCATTCAGCGCATAACTCACGAATATGACGAAGCCAGGTTGCGGATAGCCGACGGTTAAGCAGACGATCGCCGTGAGCCAAATGACGGACATGAGTATGAAGGTGTTGCGTAGTATTCCGGCCATCAAATCCGCCCCTTTCGGATGTCTTCGATAATTTCGTTCATCCCCTCGTTAAAATCCGACTTGAAGTCCGCGATGATGTCGGCTTTTTCGTCCTCGGTTACGTCGATTTGGCGTAAGGTTTCTCGCATTTCTTCGGCGATTTCCTTCGCCCCTTTTGCGCAATTTGCTCGCGTAGCTGACGCCATTGATAGTCCGATAATCCGATCGTAGTTCATTTCTTATCCGCCTCTCTAATGATTTCATCGTAACTCTTTAACGTGTATCCTTTCGGCTTGTGGTAAACCGTTTCTCCATCCATTTCAATTTTTACGTCGAGGTCTGTACCGAAATCTAAACTCTCCTCATTCTTTTTGGATGTTACTTTTGTAGCTAAATCTAGCATTAGTAACAAGAATCGTCCGACTCCATAATGGACTGCAAAATTCACGACTACGATGATTAAAGTAGGAAGTTGGAAGAAAGGGTTTCCGTCTACAAGAAAAGCCACCAGTTTAATTAACGTCATAACCCCTGCAAGCATTACCGCCAAATTATGGTTGAAATTTTTCGTCATTTAATCGACCTCCTTAGTGAATTCAATAAAAATTATCTCGGAAGGCGCTATATTTAATCGACCGTTAATTGTCTCAAGTGAAGAGGATTTAAAACTTTCTGACTGAAAACGTTTATACGTTTTATGGTCAATCTGCGTTTTATGAACGTATCTTTCCGTACCAATCAGCGCGTAGTATTTATACACTTATTCGTCCTCCTTAGCTTTGTACGAAAGTAAGAACATCATCGCCCGCTTACTGATATATCCGCCATGGATAAGCGCTACGTAATTATCCGCAGTCCTGCGTTTCTTGAACGTTAAATGTGCGATTGTATTAAAGAATCGGTATATGCGGTATTTCATCCGATCGCCTCCTTCTAATTCTCCGAACTAACTTTGCGGAATTCCTTCCAAGTAACCTTCGCGTATCAACCACGCCAATCCAATCGCAGCCGCGTCGCTTTCATCGTCGTAAGCAAATTCCCCGCTAAAGCCCGTAAGCTCCCGAACAGCCGCCTCAACCTCCGCCTTTTCTGCGCGCCCTTTTCCGACGACGAGCTTTTTTACGGATTGCTGCGGAATAGGCTTCGCGGTGTCTGCGAGTGAAAAATCGAACATTGCCCGATCTATTCCGGCGTGGGCGGTGAATATCGAGTGGTTGCCGAATTTGCCGGAATATTTTTCGCGGAGGATTACGGAATACGGTCGAGACGGCGTTTGGTTGTCCGCGATGAATAAGTGCGCCCAAGCCTCGATCGTTTTGCCGCGAACGGCGTACGGCTGTTTGGCGTCGGTGCGGACGTGAGAAAGGGCAATTATCTTCGCCGTGCCGTTCTTGTATTCGAGGACTGCGGCGCCCGGACGCGAAAGCGAGATATCGAACGTGAGTATACGGATAGTCGGCGCCTTAGTTTCCGGCATTGCTTGAGTCCCTTCCGAGTATTAAGGCGGACATTGTGTGGTCCGATTGTTGGTATTGAATTTCGCAAATAATCCCCTTTGACTGGAGACTATCTACATATTCCGTTAAATCCGCATGGAATTTATCAGGATCAGATTGCGTAATGTGTCCGATAGTTTTTATCATCACTCCGCCTCCTCACGTAATTGTTCGATCTGCTCAACCGCGTCAACTATCTGCGCCTTTTTGAAGCCGGGCATGTTCGACTTAAGTGCCGCCTTTTTCTTACGTTGTAACTCCGCTAGTTCATCGTCGGAAAGAGACGTCGCGCACGCCTGCTTGAAGTTGTTGAACGTCCAATTGTCGAGGTCTAACGGTAATGGGTCGTTCGCGTCAATCGACGTCTGCACCTTCGTAAAGTAGTCGAATAGCTCGCGTTTATCAGCCTCCGTAATATTCACGCCAAACGCCCGGATGTCCGGATTCTTTGCGTAGGTGTCATCGTCGTAAACCCACGTCTTTTTCGCGGCGTTGACGTATAGGATGATGAATTTTGACACGTTATACATTTCCGCATAAGCTACGCATTGTTTGACGTGCTTCTCCTCCGGTTGGCGCATCGAATAATGGGACGTCTTAGCTGCGGAGGTCTGCTTCGACTTTATCTCGAGGCCGACGCGTAAAAGCTCGCCTGTTTCCGGATCGGCGTACTCGAGGATTCCGTCGCATGTTCCGTATAGATAGAAGGATTTGCCGTTATGCTCGACGCGGTGATTCTTTTTGGCGAAGTCCTCAAATTGCGGAAATCCTTCCGGCGTCCGTTCAAACTTAAACGGCGTCGGCTTTCCGCGCTTCTTTTCGTAGTTTCTCTCCATTGCGAGTATATCCCGCTGAATCACGCTGCCGATTGCCGTCCCGATCGCCGCCCATCGCGTTTGGTGCGGCTGCTTATCGAAATTGTCCTTCTTCGCGCGCTTGGCTTTCATATAAAGCATACGCGGACAGGCGTTGGCGCTCGACGGAGAAAAGTACGGGCGTTTCGGAAATAGCTTCGGGGCGTTCGCGTACCACCGGTTAATCTGCGTGTCGAGTTCGTTGTCCCAGACTTCGCTAAGCGCGTGAAAGTCGTCGAGGTAATCAAGGAATACGTCCGCAATTTCTTGGGCTTTACTGTTATTAATTTCATCAATTCCAGTTTGAAGTGTGTTTACAGCTGATTCTTCTTCTCGTTTTTTATTCGTCAATTAATCGTCTCCTTTTATCTCGTTTTTGAACGCGAACTCTCCGTACAACTCTTCTGCTTTCTGGTTATAGGCGCTTGCTGCTTCTTCTCTGTTTTCAAAACAACCTATAATAATCTCTTTTCCGTTTTTATATATTCTCGACCGCCATTTCTGACCACATCGGCTGACTCCTTTGTAACCAGATGTGTTGTTTGTTTTAACTCCGGTGTTGAACATGTTTTTACTTCTGTCTGTAAATCTGAGGTTTTTCTTTCGGTTATCTAACCCGCTCCTGTTTACGTGGTCTACTTCTGTGTTTTCCTTGGCTTTCATAATCTCTCGGTGCATATAAACTTTTTTATACTGTCTGTATCCTACCTTCTTCCGTCTGCAAACGTATCCGCACCCAGTGTCCTCGAAGTACCAGCTATTTTCGTTTAACCAATCAAAATCCTCATCGTCCACTAAGGTAAACTTTCCTTTAGTTAACGGTAGTCTTTTTGTCATTGAACCACTCCTCTATGCTTATACCTACGCCCCATCTACGGTAGAACTCGAGGTCTGTGGCGTTCGGTATATTGCCGAAAATGTACGTATTTACCATGACGTCCTCGAACTCTTTTACGTCCTGCCTCGTAATAGTCTCCGGAACTAGGACTAATGCCTCATCATGGACAACGCAGTAAAGACGCCATTCTCCGTTACCTTCCGCAGTTTTCCGGTCACATAACGATTGAAGCTCGTTCATCGTCACCTTCGTCTGAATCGCCGCGGAGCCTTGTACTCGGGCGTTGGTTGATTGCGTAAATACGGCGGAGTAATGTCCGTTTGCGCTCCGATCCTTTGCGTCAGGCAGGCGGCGTTTCCGTTGATTACGATCCATCCATACGTAGCCGTGCTTTTTTACGTACTTCTGATTTTCCTCGACCCATTGCTTAACGACAGGGAAACGTTCGAAAAAGTTATCGAGGAATTTTTGCGCCTCTTTCTTGTCGATTCCGATAGCGTCCTTAAGCATGTTTGGCCCTCCGCCGTAAGCTACCGCAAGCATGATTACCTTCGCCTGACTTCGATAGGTTGTTCCGTCTCCGCACTCCTCGATCGGTTTCTCGAATACTTCCGAGGCGATGGACGCGTAAAGGTCGTGGCCTTTTTCGTAATTTTCGACTAGCTTCGGGTCTTGCGAGAAGTACGCTAGACAACGGTATTCTTGTTGCGACCAATCTCCGCCGAGTATTACGTAACCTTTTGGCGCCGTGAATAGTTTACGTGCTTTCTTAGGTTGATTTTGAAGATTGACACCTGATCCTCCGGAAGAAAAGCGCCCTGTCTTGGCGCCGTTCTGATTAAAGTTTGTATATAACTTACCGGTACGCTCATCGACTAACTCAGGAAGCGCGTTTATATACGTTGAGTAAAGTTTGAAGTTATCTTTATAGTCGAGTAGTTTAGCTATTACGGAATGTTTTTTCTTTAACGGCTTAAGGACTTTCTTAGCGTCCGTTGATTCGAGTGTTTCGCCCGTTGCCGCCTCTAGCGCAGGTTTAAGTTGAGCCGGAGAGTTGAGGTTAATGTCGCCTAACTCGTCAATCAACTCCGCGTATAACCGATCAATCTCCGCTTTGATTTCCGCCCCGTATTCCTTCGCGTATTCCAGGTCGATGTCGAATCCGGTCATTTCCATTTGCGCCACCGTATGAATTAGCGGAACTTCGACGGAGGTGTAATATTCGAGAATATCCGGAAACCTCGCTAAATGCTCCCGTTGGAAGTCTCGTAGTTTCCTAGTTACGTCACCGTCTTTCGCCGCATATGCAAGCGCCACTTGTAAATCGTCCACTTCGTCAAATCCCGTATTTTTTCCGAAAAGCTCATCGTACTTTTCCGATTGTATATCGAGGTATTTCGTAACCAACGGCTTAAGCGCAAAGGACGGCTCATTCTCGTTAAGCATCCGCATAGCTTCCTGCGTATCCCACGTTAAACCTCGTAAATCAACGCCGTCTCGGTCGAGCATGTGTATATCGTACTTGGCATTGTGGGCGAGCTTCCCTAGCGATGGATTCTCGTAATACGGCTTAAGCGTTTTAACCACGTACTCATTATCGAGCTGCGGATGATCCGTTTTGTGCTTCGTAGGAATGTACGCATGAATGTCCGCCTGTATAGCCGTGATTACGTGGCCGACTATTCTATCGCGCCATACGTTAACACCCGTCGTTTCTACGTCGAATACGATTTCTTTTTCGTCGTCCAATATATGAGTTAGTTCGGTCAGGCTCGCTTCGTCCGTAACTAGCCAGTAGTTGTCCGGAACTGATTCCGCCATATCACGCAGGCGTTCTTCGCGTTTTTGTTCGGCCAGGTACTTGTATAAACGGAGTGCTTCGGCAGCCGAGAACTTCCCTTTCGCGCCATCCTCACGCCCGAGCTCTCCGGAAAACATCGCCTGCTTCACCGCGTCCATTTTCGCCTGGTTGTTCGCGTAAGACTTCGATCGCATAATTCTGCCCCACGCCTCTTCCAACGGCTCCGCGTTAGCTTCCTGCGCGTCAGCCTGCCGTTTTCGGGCGTCGGCTACTTTCGCTTCCGCCTCGTTATTTTCCGTCTGCTCGCCCGCTAAGTTCAACCGTAATTGCATATTCCCGCGCCACCTCCTTCCGTTCCTTTGGCGTTGTTAATACGTTAGTTATCGAGGCGATTTTCTACGAATACGACCGGAACACACCAGCTCGGCTCTCCGTGATATCCGTCGAAGTGGAAATCTCCGTCCGACATAACCTCGCCTACAATTGCGGTATCTCCTTCGCCGTATTCAGATCCGGTTGACTCCGTAAATCTAACGACATCCCCTTCGCGATATTCGTCGACCTTGCGTCCGGCGTCCGTGAATATCTTTTCGCGTCGGTGCTCCGCCGCTTTCCGTTTAGCTTCCGCGACTTCTTCGTCGGTTGCTGGCGTTAAGTCTCCGGCGTGGAACAACTCGTCTTCGCTATCGTCCAGGAGGTAGCATCGGAAATCATACGCCCTCCCGGCATTTTTCGTGACTTTGACGATATCTCCTTTTCGTAACTTTTCCGTTTCTTCCGTAATAACCTTCGCATAATCTCCGGGTTTCAACTCCGGCTGCCTATCCTTTCCCACGATAACCTCGTATTCCTTGAAGTCGATGAATTCCGGCTGTTCCGCTACGTGTACGTCATTTCTTGCGCAAGCATGCGTCTCTGTTACGGTTAATACATCGCCGTCTTCATGCGTCTGACCGTCGATCCGATCAGCTTTCGTAATCAGAATACGTTCGCCCACTTTCGCCGGACGTTTCTCCGTTTTGTATTCCGATTGCTCAAACTCGAACCCCATTTCGCGCAACTCCTCGACTGATCCTTCGATTGTAATTCCGTCCTGCGTAATTTTCGCCATCTATAAATCGCTCCTTTTTCGTTTAATTTTCGCCCGCAACCGCCTTGTTAAAGTCCTCTCCCGCGCAAGTTATGCCGCAAGCCCAGGCGCCTGACTCCGCAAGCACCCACGCCTCATGCCCGCTCAATATCTCGTCGCCGCAATTTACGCAAGTTGTGTACGTGGGCAACGCCGGAGGGTCGGTCGGCAGGCGGCGGGAGAACCGGTCTAGACTCACGCGCTCACTTCCGTTGTAATACCGATCTTTTCGCGTAAGGAAGCCCGGTCGAGTCCGATTGGTAGCTCCGTCCACTTTTCCGTAGCTTCGTACGTTTTGCTCCAATACTCCGCTTGGCTCGGATTGCTATTTTCGATGAGGAAAATACGCGGTGTTTCGCCATCGTCGACCAGCACTCCGATGTAATAATCCGAGGCGTTGTCGACCCCATACGCCTTTCCTTGTCCGTTCCGCGCATAAAGCACGTACCAGTCTCCGCCTTTATCGCGGCGTTTGAGCGTTTTAACCTGGAATTTCTTATTAACGCCCGTTGCCGGATCATTGGCGGAAAGGTCGTAATATTCGTGCGTTTCCGGCTCCGATACGCCTTCCCAACCTCCGGCAATTAGCGCTGATTTTGCGATTAGCTGCGAGTAAATTCCGATTTTCTCCGTGTAGTATGCGATAATGATCTTCCCCTCTCCATGATTAAGCGAATTGCCAATCGTCTAGTGTTGCTCCTGATTCCGTTACCTCTTGTTCGCCGATTTCCATACATTCTTTGAGAGACGGAGATTCTACGAGAAAATGTCCGTTCTTTTCTCCATTACTCCAATAAAATTTAACGCGTACCATATTACTTCGCCCCTTTCCGTTTAACTCCGTAACCCCCGTAATATTCCGCGTAATTCTTCGGCTCCATTCCGTAATGGTACCTCGGTTGGAATGGCTCGCCGGCCTCGCGCGCTTCTTCGCGGCGTTGTCGGCGGGATTTCGTGAATATTTTGCGCATGTTATTCGTCCTCCTATTTCGGATAAGTTTCGTCAGTCGTACGGAATTGTCCGGAGGAGTATCCGATTAAAAAGGATATTCCTCCGTGTCATCCGCACCTTCGCCAACTTCCTCGTTACTGCCCGTATTGTCGTCCGGGTCGTCGCCTTGTTTATCGGGTAGCACGTCTTTATTCACGTGGTCAGGGTGAGCATCACGCAAGATTTCGATGATGTCCGATTCTTCACGGAAGTTTGCGAGTTCTTCATAGTCGATGTCCTCGTCCATGAACGGCTTTGCTTCCTCGATAACCTTGTCGTCTAGGTCGCCCATTTCGATCATGAACGTTTTGTCGTCCTTTTTAATCGTGAATGCGTCGCCGATTAACGAGTATTCTTTGTTGAATTTCTTTGCGGATTTCTCGATAGAATCGTAACCTTTAAGGATGTTCATTACGTGAAACTCTTTCGTGTCAATTACGCGCCACGTTTTATACTCGGGGTCATATACCGGAATCATAAAGTAGAGAACACGTTTAGCTTCGGCTGCGTCCGAAATACATACCTTTGGATTCGGTTTCTCGTACTTAGCGAATAACTGCTCGGCTTCTTCGACCGTTTCCGGTGCTTTACGTGGTGAATTAAGGCACGTATGTTTTTTGATGTAAAGCTCAAACGGTGAGAAATTCGATTTTTCGTGTACGTAATAAAAGAACCACAAATCAGGGTCGCGTAGCATTACAAACGTTTTTCCTTCCGGGCCTAGCTCGCTGCCTTGTCCGCCTAGTCTTACGTATCTCGTAACGCCGTCCGGCAAATCCCCGTTAATTCCTCCGTTTGCTGCCTGATCGCGCTTTTCCTCACGTTTTTTCAAGTTGTCGCGTAGTCCCATTCAATCGTCTCCTTTTCGTTGTTTTATTTGTTGGGTAATGAAATCTAGCGTTAGTAAATCGGAGAAGGTACGGAATTATCTCCCGTAATCACTTCGTATTCACTAACGACCTCTTCATCCGACATTTTTGCAATCATACCCACCGGATAATTGGCGTTCAATAGAAACGCGCGCAAATTCTTTACGTTCTCCATTCAATCGTCCCCTTTCGGCTTTCGCCTGCGTTTAATTTTCGGAGGATGCTTCCGGCAAGGTTGCGACCCTAGCGCCGGAAGGCTTACGTCACTCCCGAGAAGCCTCCGCCCTACTTTCCTACGCTCACGAGGTACGATTTACGCGTGCCGGCGTCGCGACCTCGGCGAATATGTTGCGTAGGCGTCCGGGCTAGCCCCGAACCTTCAGGCGAAGACCTCTCGGGAATGGGCGGGGTAATCCCCGCCGGTTATTCCGTTTTATAAAACCCGCGCAACCCGTTCGCTTATAGCACTCTAGCGAACCCCCGCGCTCTTACGACGTGCTCCCGCTGAGCCTCCGTCTTTTCTTCGGGCAAATCGGACAACCGCGCTTCCAACGCTTTTATCCGCGCCTGTACTACGATTTTTCTTTCCGGATTTCGTACGCGTTTAAGCTGCGCCTTTCGGTCGGCTAATTCCCGCTCTATTTTCGCCCGTAGGACGTTGAGCTGCCGGAGTGTGCGGTTTTGTGTGCGCTCGCTTGCTACGATTTGATGGCGGGCGAATTGGCGTACAAGCTCGCGTGGTTTACCGGTCTCTTGCTGAGGATATACGCTAACAATCCGATCAACTTCCGGGTCGAGTATCAGCGTAATTTTATCTCGGGTAAACATGCGTAGCTTTCTGCCGTCTTCCTGCGTAATCCACGTAACAAATTCCGCATTCGCCATTTGTTTCCGGAACCATTTTTCCGCGTTGTTCGGAGCCACTTTAAACCGTTCTTGTGCGCGTTGTCGGGCGTGCTTGGTTACGGTTAAGTTGCCGGGGTTTATCGTCGTGCCTACTCCGTTCATCCGACCCGCACCGCCTTTATAGAAAATCCGTAATAATCTGCCGGATCTTCGTCCTCGGCTAGTGCGCCGTTGTAGACAACCTCCGGGAACTTTTGCGTTAGCTCGTTGCGTTCGAATTCCGCCTCTAGTTGCGTTAAAGACTCCGTTAAACCTTCGTTCAAATTTCGGTTCATTTTAACTCCGCCTTTCCGGCTCGCGGTCGCCTCTTACGCCCGTTCACAGTACGTGGAGAATAGCCGCTTGGAACAGGACTAACGTAATAGCCGCGAGCCATAGAATAATTTTATCGTTCAAATTTTCCGTCTTAATATCGAAATAGTTTGATAATAATCGTATGATTTGCATGTTACCTCCGCCTTTCCGAACGGGTGTTCCTGTTGTCCGGTTTACTGGTTTAGCGTAAAATATAAACGTAGAACAAGCTAGGCACTCGTATTTCAGCCGCACAGATAATCGCGGTATGAGTCGCCGAATTGACTGCTATCGTAATTTTTAGCGAGGTTGCGTAGCTTGCGCTTGATTCTACTGCGCTCAACCTTTACGACCTCCGCGATTGCCGTCGCGTTGAAGTCGCGTTTATAGGTTGTGTCGCTCAAGATTTCTCTTACTATTAACGCGGTGGAGGAATCTGCATTTCGTACGAGGGAGTCTAGCAGTTGCCGCTGCTCGGCTTCCTTTTTTATTACGTAATTTTCCGGTGGTGCTTCGGGTTCTGCATCCGTATGTTGCTGGTGGATCCGGTCGAACGTTGCCGCGTCCGATTCGTCATCATTTCCGTATAGTAACGTTTCCTTATCACGTCGTTTCTTCGTCTTTCCAGCGATGCGTTTTCGTCCGTTTACGAGTATGACCGAGAAGTACGGTTCGAAATCGCCTTTCTCCGGTTCGTACGACGCGATTGCTTCGAGGAGCTTATCGTCCTGTAACGCGGTTATTTCGAGCTCGTCCACGTTGAACGATCGGGCGAGTTGGTACTCCTTGCCGAAGTACTTTTCCGAGATAGTCTGATAGATTTCGTTGAAGTCCGAATCGCTTCGGCTCTCCTTGTACCTCATAACTAACTCATTTAATTGTTTGTGTTTACTCACGTTCATTCCCCTTTCTGTTCTCTTAAAGTGTTATAGGGTGAGTTTGGAATAAGTGTGCTAGATTGTGTAAATTCTTTTTTTGTAATTTTAAATTCACCCGTGAGTGAACTGTTGAATCTACTATATCAGACGTTTTCTAAAATAAAGGGGTGCTTTAACGTTTTCTCAAAATAAATTTTCCTTAAATTTCATACGTTGGAAAAAATGAGTAAAAAAAAAGCCCCGACCGGTTAAGTCAGGGTTCGACCGTACTTATTTAGTTTTAAATCAACCGCCACCGCCACCGCGCCCAGGATCCTCCTGCCCTGCGATTGTAACTTCACCTGATGTGACTTGCTTCCCTTGTTCTAAAGTAGACCCTGCGTAAGCACTCAGGATCACTGCGATTGATAAGAATGTAATTGTTAGTAAGCTTTTCATTTTTAACATCTCCTCTAATTTTGGTTAAGTAGGCTTTTAACGGCCTCTTTAAATTGTTCGTGTTTCAGCAACTCTCTGTACGGAAGTTGCGCGTAAAACATTTCGTTTAACTCTATAAATTTCCCTAGAGCTTTAAAGTGAATCATAGGGTCATTTTTAGCCACCCCTTCGTAGTAAATTCTGAAAGGTGTTTCCTCTAATTCATCTAACATTTCTAGGGCTTTATCTGTCTCACCTCTTTTCGCCGCCATAAAAGCAAGTTCGGACTCTTGCGTTGTTCCGTTACCCTCCGTTAAATTAAGACCCCAGTAAGTTTGGATAAAACGCTTAGTTCCACCCTCCCGTATATCCGCTACTTCTTGGCAACCTATTTTCCGAAGGATTTTTATGCTTTTACTCATGTATTTTAGGGACTTATTCGCGTCCTCGAATATATATGAAGTCCCTATAATGTTATAGGAATCCGCTACAAACTTTGTGCCAATTTTACTAGAAATAACTTGCTTCGCATAAGATCTTGCAGTTTTTGGATCATTTCTAGAAAAAAGACTATCTATAGACCTAAGCTCTAATACCCTTATATTCAAACTTGATTTAAAATAACTATCAGGAACCTCGGCCAGTTTTTCCTCGATCGTTTCGATTAAACGGGTAACTATTGATGATTCATATATATTATGATGGACGTTAGCTTCGATTATATCAAGCAACACTTTTAATTCGACGTCTTTAATTTCATGAGATAAAATATAAATCCTTTGCAAAATGCTTTTGTAACTATCTGTCATCAGTTGAAAATTAATGATTAACCTATAAACTTTGCACCAATCTAATAATTTATTTTCTCTCTCGCACCGATTTATAAGACTTTCTATCTCATCAAAACACCTGTTTGTTGAAAGGTATTCTAGGGAATACTTTATATTTTGGGAATTCCTTGACTCAGCACAAAATAATTTTACGAAATGTTCATCTCCATCAAACAGGGAATCCTTAGCATTCATTACAGTTGGAAATTTTAGTTCTCTTCTATAATCTATGTAATTCGTGATAGTCCCACCGCTACACCCAATTAACTCAGCAGCGTATTTTTGAGTATAGCCTAACGTTTGTAAATGGTTTCCGAAAAAATCTCGAGCGCTAGTCATGTTTTTCCTCCTTTTGTTGATTTATCGACCGGATTAGGTTATAGTTAAATTGTAAACGATATGTTTACTATTGTAAATACTTAATTTCCCGGGAGGAATATTTTATGCAGGAATTCTCGATCGATTATTCTCCATTAATGCAAACCATGTACAGAAAGGGTGTTAATCTTAGTGACTTACGCGAAGAATTGCAGATAAGTTCCAAGACAACAGCTAAATTTAAGAAAAAAGAACCTATTAGTTTATTGGTAATTGGGAGGATTTGCGCATATTTAAACGTGAGCATAGAAAAAGTTGTTAATTTTGAGTTTCACGAATAGGGCATTTTATGTATAATGTAATTTGTAGTTAGATAAATTTTCCTATAGAAGAAAGCGAAGGAAATAGAAACATAATAAGGGAGAATTAAATATGGCGGTAAAATTCGGAAGATGCCGCCTTCGCGAAATATTGGCCGCAAACAACATGCGCCAGTATCAACTCGCCGAAAACTCCTCGAAATCCCAATCGGAAATAAGCGACTATATATCGTCCAGGAAACATCTATCGTACTTAACCGCGGTGGAGTTTGCGCAAATAATCGGTTGCCACGCCGAAGATTTTTACGATTGGGAATGGGAGTAGGATTCGGAAGTTGCGCGAGGGTTGCCCGGGGCTTCTACGCCCCTTGCCGCCATATACTTCACTTATGAGTGAAGCGTAATATTCCGCCCTGCACCGTTCATTATATGTCATAATCGCCTCATATTCGAGGTATTTTCCGCTATTTTCCTTCGTCAATTTGCGACAATTCTGTCGACGACCCCCGTAAACCACCGCTCATACTCCGAATGTTTTTAGGGGAAAACTGCGCCTTTCTACGCGCTTTAACTCCGCCAACCCTACGCCATCTACCCACGCCTCGTTCGCGTCCTTGTAGGGCGCAGGAATTCGTACGTCAGCCACCTGCGCATATCCACGCAAACCCTCCGCCAACTGTTCCCGTAACTTCTCGCCCGCCGCGTCATTGTCGGTGCACAGCACGTATCTCTCCGCCGGTGCTTTCCGTAACAACGCGAGCTGCCGATCGCTCACCGTTGAGCTTCCGACCGCAATCGCGGCAACACCCGCCGACATCCAGGAGAGCGCGTCGATCTCTGCCTCCGTTATAACAACCTCCGAAAGCTCCCGTTGATATACGATATGCAGTCCGAAGACTACGTTCCGGATAGGCTCCGCGCCTTTTACATACCAGAATCGTTTGTCGTCGCCTGTGCTCCGATATTTAGCGTTAGCAAGCGAATCATCAACGTGCCTCCACGGCAGAATAACCGCCTGCTTCTCCCCGTCATATCCTACGCCTAAATAGCGCTGGACTTTCGGCGTGATTCCTCGGTTGGCCAAGTACGCGGATGACTCCGGCGTAAAAAACTCGGGCAAAACCGCCTTTTCACGTACGACCTTCATCCGCAATTGCGGGAGTTTTAATTCCGTTTCCTCCCCGCCGAACTCAAACGGAAGATATTGCGCGAGGAGGTAATCGGCCGTTTCTTCGTACGACTCACCGCGCAAGTACGCGAGTAACTGCACGAAGCCACCTTTCGCATACTCCGGATCATCTGCGCCTCGGTCGCCCCAAGTGCCTGCGGATTCCCCGTCGAGGTTTACGTAGAAGGACGGTAAATGATCGGGACGGAACGGCGATTGTGCGCGGAGTTGGTCGTCCGCCCATTGTGCGCGGCCCCATTCGTAGTTTTCGAGTTCTGTGCGGATATCGACGTCAACTTGGCGGCCGGCTACGTTAATTGTCGGCATGTTTAACCCTCCTTAAAATCTGCAGTAAACTCCTTACATAGTAGTCCTTTATATCATGATTTCTAATCTGTTTATCTATATGCGCATTTCCTGTACGGTTTCCAATAACCAACCCTCTTGCGTATCTCCAAGGGTGCTCCTCTTTAACAATATTCTCGATCTTTCTGTGATTCATATGTCCATATAACTTCCACACAAGTTTCAATATATCTTTTGTTCTTTCGTCAGGGAATTTTCTAACTTCACTGGACGTTAATGGTTTCTGTATGCTGTCAAACCCATAACTTCTATAGTAGTCGAATAACTCTTTGCAATATGGCCCGTGTATTGCTGCGTAAAATTTTTCTTTTACCAAAGGTTTGTCAGTTACAGCTAAATGATAAGCATGTGCGTAGAATACGAGCTTTTGCATTTTTAGATTACTAATACGTTTTTGCGAGTCTGACATATCGAGGAAAATTTGAGAAACCTCCACAGCGCTTAGTATATTGATCCCTCCCTAGAAAAGTTTAGATATTTCTTTTTTGTAAGAATGTACAATTTCTCCGTTTTTCCACTCCTTTACGAAAAGACAACTTACCCCGTAATCAGTAGGCGAAAGTTCTCTTACCTTACCTATATCGTTTGTTTCGTAAACTGTTTTTCTGACATTTCCGACTTCAATTTCTATACTATACATTTAATATTCCTCCTAATTTAAACAAAAATATAAACAAAGAAAGCAAACCCGGAACATATACCTGAAAACATCCCCATAGCACATCTTGTCAGTCCTTCCGACCCCTCTGTTTCATCGTACTTATTTGCTCCCTTAATACATACCCACCAAAAGAAGATTGAAAGTAACAGAAACACCATCCTAACCTCTCCCTTAAAATACCTTCGTAAACTGATCGGCTGCCAACGCTCCCATTTCGATTTCCTTAATCACGCCAACCTGCGGCAAATACGTAATCTCGTTAAACTCGCCCTCACCTCCGTCTCTTCCTTTATTAATGCCGACTAAGCCTCGCCCTTCACGGTAATTCGTATCAATCGCGATGAGTAACCGCCCGTACTGCATGAGTGCCTTCGTCTTCGATACGTCCTTACGCTTCGGTAAATCGAGCTCGCGGTTTCCGTCGTCGTCCGTCTGCTCGTCCGTTTCGTCCGCCTGAGTGATCGCAAATATAACCGTCTTCGTTTTACCGGCCAACCTACGTAGATACTTTGTCGTATTCGCTGCGTCGCCTCCTGCGGTCTTAGACGTATTCTTCTCGTAATCTAAGTCGTAAAAAGGGTCGATAACCACGACGTCGACATCGTTCTTTATGATTTCCGACTCCAACTGGCGCATGTCTTTACGGTGAAAGTCCTCGTCATCAACTCCCCTTACGACGATATTACCGGCAAGCGTTTCGTTAATCGAGTCGATAAAGTCGAAGAATGCCCGCTCGAAGTCCTCGGTAAGCGAGCCTTGCGAAATTCCTTGCGTCTCAAATCCTGCGTCGAAATTAACGCCGTTGAATTCCGTCTTCATAATCGACTGATCGGCGGAGTAGTACGAGAACAGGCGCACCATGACCTCGAACCACCCCATTTCCATCGACCATATAAGCACGTTAGCGCCCTGCTCCGCCATATATAACGCTTCTTTCGTCGTAATGGCGGACTTCCCACGCCCTGACTTTCCGTAAGGTACGTAGACGTTTCCTGAGATATATCCGCCGCCTACGTTATTGATTACGGAGAAATTCGATTTCCATATCGTAAAGGAGTCGCCAGCCTTACGAGCGAGATATTCGTCCTTCACCTTCTGCGTGTCCCGTTTGATGTCCGTTCCCTCTTTATCCCGAACGCTTGTTCCCATTTTAATATCTTCGAGCTTCGATTGCAAGTACTCAACTAACTCCGTACCTTTACGCTGATTGAGGATATCGTTCGCTTCTTCGCTGCCTGTTAAGCGCATAACCTCGCGGATCGCCGTCTCTTCTTTCGCATATTTGGCGTAATGCCGGAAGGAGTCTACGCAACCTTCGCGGTAGTTGAAGTCCGGATTATTTTCGATGGTTGTGCGCAACGACGGCGCCTGACCTCCGTTTTCATGCGCGTATTCCTGGATGAATTCGAGGGCTTTCCGCTCGCCTTCCGTCGGGGCATCGTTTGAGGTGAGCGCGTGTTCCGTGATGGGTCTTGCAGACCCGGCGTCGATTACTTTCGATAGAAACTTCTCGAAGTGTTGCGCCATTTAGTTTCCTCCTTCGTCGTTAATTTGTTCAGCCTCGCTTCCGTCTTTTCCTCCGCAAATCCACCGCATATACCCACGCCTGTATGACCGCCTGTGCCGTTAGGACGGCGATTATTACCGCAATCACCCCGACTACAACCCGCGCTTTCCGGCGCCTGCCCACTTGCGTACCTCGCGGTCGGCCTTGTCGAGTTCGGCGTGCAGACGGTCGATTTCCGCGAGTAATTTCGGGATATCTTCGCGGGAGTGGGCGATAAAGTCTGCGTCCTTAGTACGCTTACAGTCCGCAACTAATTCGACCCCTGTTTCCGTAAAGCCGTCGTATACTTGCACGTACGGACTATCCTCGTAAAATACGTCGTCGAAATTCGTCCACGGCCCTTCCGTCGCATTGTCAGCCCGTTCGCGGATTGCCGCCAGTTCGTTTTCCGTTAATCCTTCGCTCATCTACTCGTCCTCCCCTTTGCTCAACTTCGCCAACATTTCCGCCGCTATTTCTCGCATTTCCGGTGAGCCGTGGTTGTACAAATCGAGGTAACAGTCGATCTTGTACTTCCGTTCGGCTTCGGCCTCTTTTCGCTCGTTTTCCGCTTTTAGTTTACGTTGCTTTTCCGCCGCTTTTCCTAGCCCGCTAAACTCCTCGCCCCACTCATCCCCGTAATTTTGGTGCATATTCTCCGCCTCCTCTTTCGAATTTGGTGAATCCGCGCGCCATTCCTTCTCCATCATCGGAAACTTCGGTCGTTCGAGCCATTCCTCCGCAAATCCTACGTCCGGGCCTTCGCCTTCTAACGCATATCGCCAAGTCCGATCACCGTCGTCCCAACTGAACGAAACTACGGAATAGTACAACGGAGTCCCGTCGAGGTCTTCTATCGCGTATTCCTTCGTATATGGATTGACGGTGATTACGTCGTCGCCTGCGGAAAACAGCGGGGAGCTTACGTCCTCCTCATGCGTAACCTCTCCTTCGGCGCCGAGGAATACGAGCGTGGTTAGGTCGGTCGATTCCGCGGCGTTCGCTTGAGTTACGTTTACATTCCGTTTGCCGGATAATTTTATGAAAAAATGCGTAGCAACTAAAGCGCCGGCGGTTGCGGTTAGGATGCCGGTTAGTAGCGTCGTTGTCGGTTTATTTCGCATGTTATTCCTCCTCTTCTTCGTACTTTCTCGCTCCGAATACTGTTTTACCGTCCCTCTCAACGAAAGCCCAACCGCCTGTCACAGCCTCTTCTCGTACTCTGATTACAAAACCCATATTCAGCCGGGCTTCTTTATAGGCGCTTTCGAAATTTGGGAATTTATAAAATCCTTCGAAGTCGTATTCGTAATACTGCCCGTGACTTCCTATAGTAGAACGCAACTCCTTATCCGGATTCTCTGCCGACTTCACTTTGTAATACTCTTCCATCTATCTCCGCCCCCTTTTCGATTCTCCTGCGAATGGTACTTTCATGCACATATCGCCAATCCGATCCGCCAATCTCTCCTCGCCGAACAAGTCGACTAAATCCTGCGTAACTCTCGGATCCTTTGTTCCCTCGTACTTTATCGGCAAATTCGATGTGTATACGCTAGGTAACCGATTTGTTACGCGGTAATTGATGACCGTATGCAAGTCGTTCGTAAAATTTTCCGTATAGTCCCTCGTCCCAATATCGTCGCAGACTAGGAAGTCTACGTGCTTTGCCCGTTCCATCATCGTATAGTATCGTTTAGCTGCCGGCTCTGCGATTGAATCCGGAACCTTGCTACGGTTGAATTGGTTGTAGTCCGCGTGCCAATCGGATACGTCGAGGAATAACGCCGGTCGTTGCTTCGGTGTAAGTCCGCGTTGGATACTCCCGATAAAGTGCGTAAGCAGGTACGCGTTTAATATCGCAGCCGCTGACGTAGATTTCCCGTTACCAGGATTCGGCGAGTGGAGGTACAGCGACTTTATCTGCGTTGGGTCTTCGCCGAATTGCCGGCTGAACGTTTCCGCGTACTTGTCGAACATGTCGTAAACTTTCGGCTGGCTTTCGCGGGCGGGTGCGTTTTCTAGCGTGATTAGTCGATAGTCTTCCGGCAAGCCCGCCGCGCCAACTCGACCGCCTCGTCCGCTTGCTCCGTGAAACGCTATATGCGCCGAACTTTGCGGGGAGCAGGCGTCTTTCGTTAGTCCGTCGAGTAGGCAGCGTTTCTTCGTCATTTAAACACCTTCTTTATTGCGGAATTCGATACGACCTTCGTTTCTAAAACGCCAGCACTATTTTGGAAAACTACCTTCCCTTTTTCGCCATCTTTCCGCTCAATAACTTCGTATATTCTGTATTTACCTTTGACTCCGTTCCAGTCGGTCGTCGTTATAAATACGCCTGCTTCTCTCATCTACTTACCCCCTAACCTTGAACATCGTGATCTACGAAAGATTTAACCCAAACAATACTCAGCACAAATGTAAATGTGAATGTGATTAGAAATAGCCTCATCGGCATCATTTCTAGGAAAAGTACAGGTGTCATTGCTAATAAAGTAGGAACGCCTAGTGCTAAAAAGAGCCGCCACAAACCATATAGAAGCATTACTAAATTTGGTATTAGATATTTAACCATTTCGATCACCTCCGTTACATTGTCCGATTATATAAAGATTCCATTTCGCTCTCTATCGAATCATATCCGTATTTCATTTCGAAGTTAGGAAACAACGGCTCACTTACGGTTGTTCCTAAATGCCTAGCGGTCAATACGATTTTGTGCGTGTTCATTTCGTATAGAACGCTAACCGTAAAAACTGGTGGACACTCATCTCGTTTGTACTTTTCGGAAGTAATCCGATCAACTTCCGTCTGGATCAAGTCAATTACGTTCATACACGCCTCCTTATAGCCAATCCTCGTACTCCCCCGCGTCAAACTCCGCTGCTTCTACTTCGTCCTCTTTTCGCTTTGCCTCCGCTCTCTGCTCCGCGGCTACTTCCGCCTGAGCTTTCGGGAACTTATCGCTCATATACGAGTACATAAACGAAAAACTGGCGTAAGGGTATTCGGCTTTCGGCGTGTATTCCGTTACGCATTTTTCGATGAACCGCTTAAGGACGGCGTTTCCGTAATTAGCCTGCGCGGTTTTCATCATTCCGAGTTCCCGCCGCCACCTTTCCGCCTTTGCGCCTCCGCCGGTTGGCTCGTAATCTACGCCAAATTGTTCCGCGGTCAGGCTCGTAAGATACGCGGTGAATGTCCGGCAATTCCATTCGGCGAGGGGTAGATCGCGCCAGTTGTCCGACTTAACCTTACGCTTGTTTTCCGGTTGCTTTTTCGCCATTATTTCGCCTCCTCATCTTTCATGAATACAGCCCAATGCGTTTTGCTTCGTCTGTTACCGAATAAAGGTTTCTCCCCGAAAACTTTTAGAATCTCTCTGAGTTTTATTTGGTCATCATTCCATTTAAAGATAAGTGTCCCGTTTGGTTTCAGTACGCGCATACACTCGTCAAATCCTTGCTTTAAATCACTCTTCCAGTTTTCATCTAGCTTCCCGTACTTTTTGGCCATCCAGGAATTATCACCTATCTTTAGTAAATGAGGAGGATCGAAAACGACCATGTAAAAAGATTCGTCTTCAAATGGCATGTCTCGAAAATCTGCGACTACGTCCGGCTTGATTTCTAACTTACGCCCGTCGCACAACTTATCCTCTAACTCTCGTTTATCCATAAACGTAACGTCCTCGTTATCACGGTCGAACCAAAACATTTTACTTCCGCAACAAGCGTCTAATACTCTCGTCATTTATTCGCTCAGCCCCTTTTGTAATCTCCGTTCGGTTTCCCGTAAGTCTGCGATAACCTCCTTCGAAAGCTCGCGGGAATGGACGTCGGTAAATGTTCGGATTCTTAACGCCGCGTCCCGTCGCGCTGCTTCGTGATAGGCGGCCTCAAGCGTCGCTTTTAATGCGGACTGCCAGCCGGTTAACTCTTCCGCCCGCTTACGTACTTTACTCGCCATTATTCCTTTACCTCCCCTGTATTTTTAGGATGGCGGAATACCATTTCGATTTTATCTGAAAGGCTGACGTGTACAGCTGGATTCATTCCGCCGCACGCGTACGTAGATTGTTTCGTAAAAACTACGACATAATAAGCTTCTACCGAAGTTACGACTCCCATATCGTAATACTTTAAGAACGGCTTACCGAAAAACTTAGCGTCGTAAACGGGGAACTTAATAACGTCACCGACCCATATTTTAGTGTTGTCCCATGCTTCGGTTCTTTTCGTGAACTCATTCGCCGGCATCGGTTAGCGCCTCCTTCGTAGGTACGAGCAGCGCCCGTAGAAGCTCCGTGCTCATTTCGTAGACGCCTTGCCGCTCGTATTCCGCTATGAACTGATATACGGTATCAAGCTTGCGGCGGGCGTCCGCTTTTTCGGCGATTAGCGTTTCGACTTCGGAAACTAAATCCGTAACGTCATCCGCCGTATGCATTCCGACCCTTTCGTCCGCTCGGTTCCGCATATCTTCGAGTTGCTGCGTGGTTAGTCTAGTCATAATTTATCGCTCCCTCTCCGTTTGGCTTCTGTTTAATTTCGCCTATTTTCCGCCGTTCTGACGCCCGTTTTCCTCCGTAGATGACCTATACCCCTTGCGCGGTTATTCCGCCTGCAAAACGCCGCTAATTTCCCGGCGAAACTCCGTGAGTTCTTCGCGTAACTCGGAGAGCGACGTTGCTTCCGATTCTTTCATCCGGGCATCGACGATTTTATCGAGTGCGTGATCGAGGTTTCCGTGATACGATACCTCCGTCCATTTTTCGTGCTTTTCCGGCGATGCGCCTTCGGCTTTGCGTTTCTGCCAGTTCGGAGATTTCGTGGGGTCGACCGTTTTCTTCCGGTTGATAATCCAGTTGTACGAGTCAGACGTGATTTTAAATCCTCCGCTAAATTCGATATTTACGCTCATGTTATCGTGCTCCTTCCGGCGGCGCTGCGGCCACCTTTCTTTTTATTTTAATTTTTCTTTTAGGTTTAATACCTTTGCGTAACTCATACCCTGACTACGCCATTCCTTTATTACGATTAGGTTTTTACGTAGTGGATAGGTAGGAGATTGAGCTTGCGAATATCTCCCGAGCTTCGTTCGCCTATTACTTAATTCTTTTTAAAATAATTCTTTAATTACTAAGTTCTTTTTCTTATACCTATAAGGAGAGATAAACTTACCATGCGGTAAAATATAATATCCCATTAGGTAGAAAAGTAAGGCTTTTTACCTTTGCCGAGCATTTTAGCAACGTCCGGATCTTCGTTAACTACTCGCTGCAAATTTCTAAAATATTGTGCTTCATGTTGTTTAAAAACGTCCTTTTCGTAAGGGTGGTTCACGTAATAAATGTGTTTTGGTCTCCCTCTTCCTGACGGTTGGTGTTCAATGCGAATTAAATCGACTGCTTCAAGTATTGATTCACACCGTTTAATTTGCGTGAAATTGTAATTGAATTCCTCGATAATCTTTTTTCGCCCCACCCATGACTTACCTTCTTTCTCTGTGCCTTTTTCGTTGTTCTTGTAACGCAGCAAGAAAAGATAGTAAAGCGTTGCTTTGTCTCCAATATAGTGATGGTAATCGTCGAATATTTCGTGGAACATTTTCGAATAACCGCCCGACCTTTCTCGGCCAGATCTAATTGTATCGCTCAATCAATCGCCTCCTTCGTTTTTCCTTCTACGTGATATAGCGTTCTCGGTATAAATTCGTGCCAGCTAACACAAATTTTTTTCATCCTCTACTCAATAAGACGTATCCACCAACCATTTCGCGCAAATTTACGCTAACTTTTTCGTCCTCTTATAATTTAATCCCCGCGAACTTACGTATTCTTGCTAGCAACCACGGAAATTTTCCACAAAAAAAGCGCCAACCCCGAAAGGTTGACACAATTATCCGCGTACACAATTTGTATACGCCGCTCTATTCGCTTCATATAAGTTTTTCCAACGGACTAAATCGCTTGTGGCTTTCCGCAACATCATTCCCGTAAAGGTTGACGTAATTTCTTACCATCTCGATACTCGCATGTCCGAGCACGTACTGCAGCGCAAATATATCCGCGCCGTTCTGCACCGCTAATTTAGCGAACGTATGCCGGAAAGTGTGTGGACTGCACCGGACATTCTTAATATCCGCCATCCGCCCGTACTTCCGGATTCTCGATTGCAGCTGACGGACACTTAACGCTTGGTTGTCGATGTTGACGAATAACGCCTCTAAGTCGATCTCGCCGCGTACGGAAAGATACCGCTTAAGCTGGCGTTTCATCGTCGTTTGAATCGGAACCAATCGCTCCTTATAGCCCTTCCCGTTAATCCGGATTTGCGAATCTTCCCACGTGATGTCCTTTACGCGAATATCCGTTAGCTCCCGTGCGCGAACGCCCGTTTCGATTAATAACGAAAGGATCGTATAATCACGCAATCCCGTAAACGTAGCGAGGTCGGGTTGGCGGAGGATGTGTCGTAATTGCTCCCGGCTGAACGTCTCGATGACCGTCCGCTTTTGCTTGACGAGTCGTAGCCTTTCCGCCGGATTCTCCGAAATCAACGCCTCTCGATGGAGGAAATTAAAGAACGATCGAATTGCGCGGAGCCGAGTATTAATCGACGCCTCTTTCCGACCGAGTACCTCCATCATATAGTAGATTACGTTTTCCCGGATAATCTGCAGCGTAATTTTATCGGGCGTCGTCGGGAGGTCTTGCGCTTCCAACTGCCCGCGAAAAGCGATTAGCTCATTCCGGTAATATTTAATCGTATGTTCCGATAGATTCCGTATTTTACAGTCGCGTAAAAAGGCGTGCAGGCAGACTTCGAAGTCCTCGGGGGTTACGCCCCTCACCGCTTGTCCTGCGCTCTCTGCGCCGCTTAAATCGCCTATTACGTTACTTCTCCGTGCCAT